CGCTCAAGCATCACGATCCCCAAAAAAATAAAGACATCTTGCCTTCAAAATTGCCCAAATACTTTGTCGGCGCAGTTCTTTGCGTAGCCTTTCATTTTCCAATAGCAGTTCGCTGTGGTGCATAGATAAAAGATTCCATGCTTTTTCAATTGCCTTTTCATCCATTTAGTTTCCTCCATCGTTTACACAAATCTTTTGCTGCTTTGCTCTTTGGCTTCCTGTCACACATCTCGCTTATAGATTTCTCCTTTGCTTGCACCTGTAACTGCCAAGGTGTAATGGGTTTTGGCGGGTCAGGAAATAGACCATTGAACCCCACTACACCCAGCACTGCGCTGAGAATAAGTTTGTCAATCATCTATAAACAGGCACAACTTCACCCCCAAAGTTTTTTTGCACATCCGTAGCTTCCCCTTCAAACCAAAAAAACTTTGGTTCATGTTTGTCTTTAACCCAAACATATCCGTATGGTTTCATGTGTTCTCCTCGGGAAATGCTTCATCAGGCCAGAGTCCAGAGCTATGAGAACCCTTGTGGCTTACATAGACCGTTGTGTTGCTGCTGGTAATATTGACACGGTTTTTTGGCATTGTTTTATGAGCCACAACATTATCCGAATAATAGTAATCCGAATCTTTTATCAAGTCAGAATAAAGGTGCAAAGCAAACCTCTTGTTGAACACCATTGACGATGACATTCCGCCGGGGGCGTGTGCTTGAAACTTTTCTGGCCTTTGGTACTTAAACTGTTTTTCTTTTAGGTAAAGAACTCCGCAAGTATCTGACAGCGTGATGTCATAATCTTCAAGGTTTTCAAGTGATTTTTCTATGTGGTTTGTGTAATAAATGTCATCGTGATCCGCCCACAGAAAAACATCGCAACCTTCATGAATTAAAAGGGCAAGAGGTATTGCATACCAGAGGTGTTGAGGCAACTCTTTTGATATGTGAATCCAATTAATGTTAATTAGAGGCTTGAGGTCTTCTATTGCCCACTCATAGCTATCTTCGTTGCCGTTTTGGTGAATGCAAACAATGTCAGGCTTTCTCGTTTGAGCAATCCATTGCAGCACCGCGCCACGCACAAAATCTGGACGGTTGTATGTTGGAATCATTACGCCAACTTTGCTCATGTGTTCTTCTCCTTGATTGGGCACCAATTTGGCGTGGCTTTAAACTTTTCCTGACATCCCCACAAAATGTTTCCATATGAGCCTTGATTGTGTTGTGGGTGACTACACTGTTTCCAACATTGACCATGACCTCGATGGTCAGTGGCAAAAGGGCAGTCTCGGCAGTCTGTTACTTCAATTACGGCTTTCATGTGTTCTTCTCCTTGAGTTTGGCTTCGATGGCTTTGTACAAAGTTGGTGGAAACATCATTGTTGTACCGCCACTCTCCCAATGTTCATTAACTTTTTTTTCTGTCTCCGCATAAACCTCTGTGGCTTCCTCATCTGTCAGCTCTACCCATGTGCGCTGTGCCAGTACTTTGTCACTCATTCGCTCAAAAAGGTCTTCCCACTTTTTTATCTTTTCAAAATGAAAGTCAAGCGTGACAGTCCCAAATTGACTTGGTTGATTTTCTTGGTCAGTTATTGCTTGCAAGATTTCATCTCGTTCTTGCTCTGTGCGCTGTGGTGGGTGGGTGTAGAGAGCAGCGCCTCGATTGCTATCACGGTTTTGAACCCAAGCATCTAGCCGAATGTCATAACGAAAATACCCAAATGGCTCTTGGCTTTCCAACTCTGCAATGGCTTTGGCGGCTACTAGTTTGGCAAACATCTGCAAAGGTTCACCAACGCCAGCCCAACACCATTCGGTGTCATTACATAATTCTTTTGAGACTTGCAGATACATCTCAATGATTTCATCTTGTGTCATGCTTTCCTCGCTTTCAGCATTGCGTCTGCTATTTCGTAAGCCGTCTTTGCAAGCTGTTCGTAGGATGAACCCACGCTTGTTCTTAGCATAGCCTTTGCCGCAAAGTAGTCCCGCAAGGTCATGCCAAGTTGGACATCTCTGTCTAAATCAATTTCACATGGGAATGCTTGTGGGTTATTCATTTGTTCTCCAATTGTGGTTGTGGTAATTTGTCGATGAATGCCTCGCCAAAGCGGACACTATCTACGCCCAAAATGGTTTCATCAGTCAACACTGCCTCCTCCATTTGTCCGTGGCAATACACACGAAAATGCTTTGCCATGATGGTGTTGTCATACCTAGACTCAACACGCTCGACTGGCTTATTACATACAGCGCACAGCGGCACATCATGCAAAACCAAATCAAACTTGTTGACAGTAGTGAGTTTCATGTGTTCTTCTCCCTTGTCCATGCAAGGACGGTATAAATCATTGACCAAGGTAAGAACTTGGTGCAGCTACAACACCACACCCATTGTTTGTCTTTGCTCAAACGCCACAGTGCGTGGTTCTCAAGTAGCCAAATCATTTCTTCATCTCCTCAACTTGTTTTGCCAAAATATCAAACCATTCATGCGTGGCTTTGCCTCTACCCATACCTTCCAACGGCATGATGGCAAGGCGCAGTTCCTTGATGAGTTGTACGACTGATTCAAGTGCGTCTTTAACCCCTTGGTCATAGCTCTCAATGAGAGCCTTGGTTAGCTCTTCTTTCATGTTTACTGTCGCCCTCACCGCATCCTTCTTGGCAATGCTCCTGCGCTCAATCTCGTTGAATGCTTCATCTTCTTCAGTCATGCCGCCTCCCTGATAAAAAATAGTTTTGCCATAGTCTCAAACTCAGCCATCTGCGCCTTGGCGTAAATCTCTGCATCCCTCACTCCTGCAATGATTGTTGTGTAAGCCTTCTTCAAGCTCCAGCCATTACGCACAGCCTCTTGCACAAACAAAGGCCAGTTGACAGTCTTACCCGCTTGGTCTATCCGCATCAGTGCCATTTCAAGAGGTAAGCCGTTCTCTGCATACAGCTTAAATAACTCTGCGCCGTCAAAGAATTTTTGATCAGTCATGCCGCCTCCTTGTGTAGATCTTTAATCCTTGTGCCTGTTTTGCTGTGCAACATCTCCGCCATCTTCGCCGTGGAAACATATCCATTGGGGACATTCTGCTCATCAAAAATTTCGCCTTCACACTTAAAACTCCGAACATCCATATGATGGACTGGCGACGCAACGTTGCACTTAAATCCGTTCCATGTAAATTTATTCAATCCACGCACGTGCTCAGCAATAAAAGCAACGCGACCGTTTTGATACTTTCGCTCATGATCTTCAACCAAATGAATGATGCGCTTTGTAGCACCGTTTTCAGTCACCGTTTTGTCGCGATTCTTGAAGTAGGTTTTGGTGTCTCTGTGATCCACATAGAAGATGGCTCGGACTCCATCTCGCTCAACCGTGGTTGACCACATTGACTTGCGCGATCCCCATAGGTTGAAGTGATAGGCAACCATGCTGGTGACAACTGAATTTTCATCTTTCTCTTTGGAGTTCCAATTCTTCCAAGTAGATAACTGCCATTGCCTTTTCATGTATGCGCCTTGGGGGGTGATTATTGGTTTTTGAGCAAGATAGTGAGTTGGCAAAACCTCTCCATCTTTACTGATGGTTGCGTAGAAAGAAACCCAAAGAGTCTTCTTAGAAACCACATCCCGATAACCAAACCCGCAGTTGTAAATAATGCCGGACTTTTTTGCCACGAACCATGGACACTTCTTCTGCTTGATTGCATAGAAGAAATCAGGATACATAATGTCCTTATCTCCTTTATCGCCTTCTGTATGAGCTAAGAAAATGATTGACGGCAATCCAATTCCATCATTGATCTTGCTGGTTTTGGCAGCGCCCTCTAAAGCATTGGGTATCACCGACACGCCAAACTTCTTCAGCCCCTCAATCTCGCTCTTACCCATAAGGCTAATCTCGTCATAGTCAATCTTCATGGCCTCAAATGTGTACTCTAGATTGTCCAAAAGATCCGATAGGGTCTTGGACTTCTCCTTGTTGTACTTGCGCTTGGGGCGGCTCTCCTTTGCCTCTTCAGCCCTAGCCGGATCAGGGGCTGGCTTAAACCAAAATAACTTCAGCCACGCAAGAAATGACTTGAGCTTATTCATCCTCGCCTCCGCTCTGTGTAGTGAATATTGCCCAGCCAATCATGGCGCAGACAAAGACAAAAAAAATAGCACCCAGCGCCAGCAGCGCAGTCATCACAAGAATGTTTGCAATCATTTCCAACATATCAATCCTCCAAACAATGTTACACAACTATACACTATTTATCATCTATCACACAGGTAGGATAAACACCTACCAGTTAGCACACAAAAGAAAAAATAACTACAATTATTTATTTATTTCTCCAATCTGTTTCATTCCAATTACCTTTGCCGTGGTTGCAGTCATGACAAAGTATCTGCAAATTATTTATTTTAAGCGCCAGTTCTGGGTAACGTTTCCGTGGTTTTATGTGGTCTACGTTCATTACTCCACCAGTTTCTGGGGTCGCGCCGCAGCACATACACTTTCTTCCATACTTGATTAACGCTTCCATTCTTAGCTTTCTCCACTCGTATGAAGACAAGAAGGCATCTGATGCAACATACACATCAGACCGCTTTGGCTTCTTTGCTGGCATCTTCCTCACGGCAGAGCAACTTTTTAGCTTCTCAAACTTGCTCCTACCAATAATGTGGTCAATATTCTCTTTCACCCACACAGAGCTGGTTATATTCATTGGCATTGGCATCCCATCCACCTCAAGAGCCATGCAAACAAGATCGTACAGCTTCACATTTTCCTTGGATGCGTAACCTAATCTGCTCTTGCAGTAGCGTGTGAAGTACGTTGATTTGATTGTTGTGCCATTAATCTTCATGTTGACTCCGAGGAAGTGAGTGAGCTTTTTTCGGGAAAGCTATGCCTATCGGCAGCCGCAGCCGCCTACATAGCATTACCTGACTCGTCGTGCGTTCGTTTCGCCGTATCAGGGGGTGCGTAAAGTTGTTCGCCGCACCCTATCCCCCAGTGTTATCTGCTCAACGTGCAGCGTTCCCTGACCACACCACTGGGAGGCATATCTATCATCGCCACCGTGTACCGCCACAATGAAGAGCGGATTGGTATAGCTACTGTCGAAAACACTCTATCCCTATGCGTCCGGATGGGGAGGCTTCTGTCCGGAATACAACACAAGCCAGAACTGTAGTGACCCTGCTCGCACGGTACTACCCTTTCCCTGCCGCCATGACGCTTCACAGATACTCGGTTCCTGCCGCTTGTATGAGATCTCACCCGATAGACTCTTGTGTCGGATGCCGTAGATAGATGAACAATAAAAAAAGCCGCTTACAACTGCGTCCGGTCGAAACCTTAACTAATACAACTACCGTGCATTAGGTAAAGCGGAACGCATGTGTAAACGGCCTTCAATCTTGTTGCTTTCGACGACAACAGATAGGACTCTATAAGATTTATTTGTGCTTGTCAATAGGCAAAAAAAGTGGGGTCATACAGACCCCACAAAGAACCAACAATGAAATCAATCAACAGTGGCAACTGCTTACCACGACACTATCATACACACTTTTTCAAAATATCTAAAGCCTCTTCCACATTGTTGACCACAGCCAACATTCCGCCTGTCCACTCTTTAAAGAACTTGGCCTCCGCTGGCGTTAACTCCCGTGCAGAAGGAGGTTTCCTGCCATCCTTAACTTCTAAGAGTAGGGTATATCCCCTGTACCCAACCAGCAGATCAGGCACTCCATCACCCATTGTTACCACCCGTACATACGCCCCGCAAGCCCGTAGGGTTTCAACAATCTGATCCTGATTTGCGTCTACTCTATTCGCTCGGCGCATCGGCTACCTCAATTGGTTTCATGGTATGAATGTCATAGTTTGCGTGTTTTGTCCACACCCTGATGTAGTTACACACAGGCCGATCAGGACAGGTATCACACTGGTAGTTCTTGGGGCTGTTGTTCGTTGAGTGTGATCGGTAGTAGTACAGAACATTTGGGTTTCTAGCAAACTTGTACTTCTCGGCTATCTGCATGAACAAATCTCCATCTTCACAACCCTGAGTTAACTTGGTGTTATATCCCTCAATCTCACGATACACAGACATTCGGTAAACACCAAAATGTTTCCAACCAAACCAAGCCAAATTAGTCTCATAGTTCCTTGAGGCCGTATAAGCGGTAACGTTACCATCCACGCCCATCTCAGAATTGTCGGAATAAACCAACGCAACATCTTGATTCTTAAGGAGAAACTGCAACTGTGCAGCCAAAGCGTGGGGATAAAGCATATCGTCTGCGTCCAAATGACCCACAAAATCACCCTTGATATGCTTCATGGCAGCAGCTCTGTTGCCCGGCGTCTTTAGGTTACGTTCATTCTGATAAACCCTAATGCGCTCATCTTTTTCAGCAAGCTTCTGCGCCAGCTCGTAAGTCCCATCAGTCGAACAGTCATCATTAATGACCAGCTCCCAATGCGGATAAGTCTGCGCAATCACGCTATCCACAGCAGCTTTTAAGAACTGGACATTGTTGTAGGCAATCATCATCACAGACATTAAAGGAGGATTCATAGTGGTAACGTTTCCAGAGTTTAAATAATGTACCAGTTATAACATACCGCTTGACACCACACAATTCATCAGGTACATTACAATGCCAATCAACAGACAGGAGGATAGATAAATGACAGATTATTCGGATGGAGAGCAAGCTACTCGCGCAGCAAGATTAGCTATGGAGATTTTGACAGAATTTGAAAATGAAGGCGAAGACCCGACACTAATTTTTTCAGTCTTTGCGATTGGAAGTTCGGTTTGCGCACAGTTGCACGAGGTAAAAAGAGAAAAGTATCTTGAGCATTGTGGCAATTTTTATGATGATGCAACCGAGTTTCTTACGGACATGGAAGTTTTAGGTGACAAAGATGAATCATGACGATTGGATTGATGGGCAGTATCAGAACTACCTATCAGACAAAGAGTTTAAAGAAGAAGAGATGCGAAGAAATCTAAACAAGTACGGAACCTTTACCTATGAAACTAACAAACAAGTACAACCTGCCGCAGACATTCGTCAATGTGATACACCGCCCGACCTACACCAAGGGGAAGGCAAACATATCAGTGACGGAGCTGCTCAACAGTCCTCGGATAGTTCAGCTCAAGCGTAAGCATTGGGATGAGATTGAGACTGATGCCAGTGAGATGGTATGGGCGCTGTTTGGCTCCGCCGTTCACAACATCCTAGAACATGGCAAAGATGCGCATCACGTTGTTGAAGAGCGAATCTTTACTGAGTTTGATGGATGGAAACTTAGTGGCGCGATTGACTTACAAGAAGTTGAAGAGGATGGAATCATCATCTCTGACTACAAAGTCACAGGCGCATGGTCAGTGATGAATGAGAAACAAGACTGGCACAACCAGCTAAACATTTACGCATGGCTAGTTGAGAAGGTAAAGAAGAAGCCAATCAAGAAGCTTAAGATCATTGCCATTGTGCGTGACTGGGCGGCAAGGGATGTGGTCAAAGAAGGCTACCCCTCTTCTCCTATTGCCACGATTGACATTCCTCTGTGGCCTATGGAGAAACGTGAGGCGTACATCAAAGATCGCATCCACTTGCACAGCGAAGCATATTTCGACAGCGAGACAGAAGGAGAGATGTCCGAATGTACACCTGAAGAAATGTGGGAGAAGCAAACAACCTATGCCGTCAAGAAGATTGATGGTGTACGCGCAAAGAGTGTCCACAAGACACTTGAGGATGCGCAAGAAGCTTTAAGCCAGCTCAAAGGCTACGCAATAGAAGTTAGACAGGGCGAGCGCACACGCTGCGATAAGTATTGCCAAGTCAGTAGCTTCTGTACTCAATACCAAAAATATCTCAAGGATCAACATGACAGTCTATAAAAAACTGCAAGGAGCGAGGCATGAGCTTTCAAAAGCCAACCTCAAGAAAACAGGCCATAACTCCTATGGCGGCTGGTTCTACTACGAATTAGGCGACTTCATTCCTACAGTTCACAAACTGTTTGACGCAGTTGGATTGTGTGGTGTGGTGACGTTTGGAGAGACAGCAACTCTAACCATCTATGACGCAGAGAGCGATGGCAAGATTGAATTCTCTACGCCTATCGTTTACGCAGAAGCCGCCAAGGGTCAGCCCATTCAGTTGCTGGGCAGTACCCATACTTATCTTCGGAGGTACTTGTGGTTGATGGCGATGGAGATAGTCGAGTCCGACACGGTGGATGCAGAGAAGCAAGAAGTCAAGTCCGAACCAGTGAAGGTGGTAACAAAACCGCCAGCAAAGATTGAGGGCAAAGAACTTCCTTGGCAGCTCAAACTCACAGCAAAAGAAGGCTGCACTACAGAAGAGTGGGTAACTCTTGTAATGCAAGCTACCAGCATCCAGCTTAATGTTGCACAGACAGAGAGCGATGTAACCAACATCTTCAAGGTCAACCGCAACATCTTTGACAAGCTCAAAGAGGCAGACGAAGACCAGTACAAAGCTGTATTGGCTTCATTCAAACTTTACAAAGATCGTTTAAAGGAGAAAGACAATGGCGCAATACCCGAATAGTGGAAAGCTTTCCACAAACAAGTACAAGGACACACCAGCAAAGCCTGACATGGTGGGCGAACTGACAATGGATCGTTCCGCCCTCAAGCAGTTACTTGAAGAGCATGACTTGGACGACATCGTTATCAAGCTTGGCGCTTGGAAAATGACTGGTCAGTATGGCGAATGGCTGCGTATGTCATGGAACAACTACAAGCCCAAGCCAAAGGACAACCCTTATGTGCCAGCAGCCAAGCCAGCACCTAAGAAGGTTGATGCGATTGATTCGGATGATGTACCATTTTAGAATGGTATACTTGAGGCATACCTTTCTGGAGATTAACTATGAAGATATGTCGAGAGTGCAACACAGAGAAGCCTCTTTTGGAGTTCTATAAACACGAAGCGATGGCAGATGGTCACCTTAACAAGTGCATTCAGTGCGTGAAATGTAGGATTAAAAAACACAGAGAGGTCAATCTTGAAAAGATTCAAGCCTACGACAAGGCGCGAGCAAACGAGCCGCACCGAGTTCAGGCAAGAAAGGATTACTCAAAAACTGGGGCGGGTAAAAGAGCAAAGAAAAAAGCAATGGATTCGTATCGAGAAAAGTTTCCAATGAAACATGCAGCTCATGTCATAACAAGAAACTACATACGAGATGGGAAGCTAAAGGCAGAAACAGTATGTTCAATTTGTAAATCAACAAAGAAAGTAGAGGCACATCACGATGACTATACAAAACCACTGGACGTTAGATGGCTATGTGAATCCTGTCACAAAGACTGGCACAGGCACAACAAAGCAATTTACGAATAGACCATGAAAACCAGTCAATTTGAAGCCGTGAAGATGGCTATGAAGCAGGACAAGACGGGGTATGTACTTACCCTTTCCCTGCATCCTGACGAGGTACCTGACGAGATCCTGCGGGATTTCGTTGGGGCTAGGTATCAGGTTGTCATGGTGCGATTGAACGGCGAAGAAAAGCCAATGAACAGGGATCAAGATCTACCCCGCGACATTGTTCAGCTTGCAGGAATCCTAAGCGCAGACACGAGGTTTCACGACTGGCTTGTCAGCTTAGGTTTTATTCCCGAAGCAAATACAAAAGCGGCAACCGAGTGGTTACGTTCTGAGTTGGGCGTTTTATCTCGCGCCGAGCTGAAGACTAACCCCGAAGCATCACAGATCTTATTAAACATCAACGAGGAATTTAAAGCATGGAAACGAAACGGCTAGTACCTTACTCAGTACACCTGAGAGAAGACATTTACCTGAAGCTCAAAGAGGCTGCGGGTCAGCGCAAGGCTACGGCTCTTGTGCGTGACGCAATCACTTTAATTGTGGAAGGTGACGATGTATTTAATGGCGGCTACAACAAGGGGCTGCGAGATGCCATCTCTGTGGTCAAAGAAAACGATAGCGCCAGCAGTATTTCTATTGGAGGTGAATCTATTGCCGAACTTCTGTCTCGACAGATTGAAGCGATGATTCTCAATCAATCGGTAGGGGGCAAAGATGGCAAGAAAAAAACCTGAAGGTATCGAAGCCTTGGTCAGCAAAGAAGAGCCTATATCCATCCAAGAGATTACCTTAATGGATTGGTTTGCGGCTTTTGCTTTGATGAGCGTAGGCCCCGATGTACATAGCGCAACGGCAGCATCTAGGGCTTTTGATAGAGCAGAAGAAATGATGAAAGAAAGGGTGAAGCGATGATGGCATTTCCAGACCCACACCGAACCGACATAAAGGGCATGACATTGGTGGACTACTTTGCCGCCAAGGTAATGCAAGCACTTGTCAGCGAGACAGGTATGACCATGCCCGACTTTTCTAAAACCGCCTACGACATGGCAGAAGACATGATGCAGGAAAGACGCAACAGATACCCTGACCTTGAATAATAATCTAACCGCTAAACAGAGGGCGCACATAGGCAGGGTGAAGATGCTACCCTGCTCTGTCTGTGATGCGCCTGCTCCATCTGATGCTCACCACATAGAGCAGTCCCTACAGTATTGTGTGGTGGCTTTATGCAAAGACTGCCATCAGGGTTCTATGATGGGCTGGCACGGACAGAAGCGTATGTGGAAGATCAAGAAAATGAATGAGCTAGATGCTCTAAACGTTACCATCGAAAGGCTAGTTGATGAACGTAATCAGTAGTTCAGCAGGCAATGACAGCTTGGCAATGATTCAATGGTCTATTGAGCAGAAGTTACCCAATGTTCATGTGGTGTTTTGCGATACAGGCTGGTCAGCGCCGGGCTGGATGGTGCGTGTAGAAAAGGTTCACGCCTACGCCAAGGCCAATGGTATGCAAGCACACATAGTCAAGAGCCTTGGGATGCAAGAGCTGGTGCGCATGAAGAAGGGATTTCCCGGCAACGCCCAGCAGTTCTGCACCGCACACCTCAAAGGTGTTCCGTTTCTTGAGTGGATTGATGAGGAAGACAAAGACTGCACAGCTATCGTGATGGTAGGCAAGCGCCGCGCAGAAAGTGAAGCCCGAAAGAATACACCCGAGTACATCTATGACTCTGAGTATCACGGCGGTAGGACTTTGTGGCATCCACTTTACCTTCACACAGATGCAGAACGTAACGCCCTCATTGAAAGATCAGGATTTGAGCCTCTGCCGCACAGATCGCTGGAATGTAATCCGTGTGTTAATGCCAACAGACAAGACTTTCTACGCCTCACGCCCGGCGAAATTGAGAGAGTAAATGATTTAGAGGTGGAAATAGGCAAGCCTATGTTCCGCCCTAAACGTTTCAGCGCCCTTGGTATCTATGGCGTTATTGCGTGGGCAAAGGACGGTAGAGATCGTGGAGACTTTGCAGAAGAGGATGCACAGTGCGCATCACTCTTCGGATGCGGCCTTTAACGACTTGCGAGTATCTTCAGCCTGCTTTGCCAGCATGGAGATAATCTCTTTCAAGCGGTCAATCTCTTCTCGCTTGGCAGCGCCGCTCATTGTTTCGTCATTCATAATCACTCTGATCTGTAGCCTGACCTTAGACATATTCTTGGCTGTCTTGTCATAGAACCTGTTGAGCTGTATCTTGTCTCTCTTCTCTTCAAGAATCTTCAAGACCTTTTCAGAGTCACCAATCTCAGCGTAGTGACGCATATCAGCATACGCTTGACTAATATCTTTGTTGCTCTCATAGAAGGCTGTAGCGTACCTTGACTGGTTTGCAGGTAAAGACTTGATAAGTCCTACGCTCACCTTGTCTATCCACTTAGTATCAGGATATGCGCCACTCTTAAACGGCATGACGGCATAGTGCGATGTGTGTGCAATCGTGCCACCCAGCCAACCAAAGTAAGCTTTGATAGCGTAGTCCATCTGCACAGGAGACATACCCTCTCCCGGCAAAGCAACACTTGACAAGCCACCCAAGGCAATAGCCAAAGGACTGGTTGTATCTGTTGCACGTTCTTGCTTAGACAATCTTTCCATGCCAGCAGATTCAATAGGCGCACCAGTGAATGAATCTTTGTTGGCATACAGATCCACCAGAGGTTTTACAAACTGAGGCAGGTTAACCGCAAAGGTGTTGGTAATCATGTTCTTTAATGATTTCTCAAACTGCTTACCCTCTGCACCTTGGTCAAAGATCTGCTCTGCTACACGCTCTGCTAATGTGCCAAACGCACCAATCTCAAACGGTTTAGGAATGCGCAACGCATAGTCCATTCCGGGCAACCTGAACCACCAGAAGTTATCCCTATCCCAATCGTCACGCTTCTTGTACTCTTCATCGTCTTTGAATGCAAAGTACAAGGCCAAAGATGCAAGGCAAACTGCACTGGTAACGATTCCAAAGGACTCGGCTTTCTGCCTGTCTGTCTGCTCAATAGGCTTGCCAGTGATTGTGTTGTAGAACACTCGCACAGTAGGATTAACACCATCTCTGCCCAGCTTGTACAGACCTTGCACACGGGCATTCAAGAAGGGAACAACTTGAGTCAATAGGCGGAAGGCAGGCCATGATCCCTGCATAGAGAAGTCCAGCAGGTCTCTAGCATAGAAGGATGCTTCAAGATGCCCGTAACCTTTGTCAACCATCTGCTGATACAAGGCCATGCGGTTTGCAGATTCAGACTTATTGCCAAACTCTTGGTACTTGTCCCACGCCTTTTTAAGTTGATTCTTAATCTTTGCAGGGGTGTCGAGGATATGCTCTTCTTTCACGCCCATCTTTACCAGCCGCTTAACTAAAGCAGCTTGGTCGCCCTCAACAATTGAGCCAAAGTTAAACAGCGCACCGCCAGCCAACGCAGATATATGAGCAGGATTGTTTTTATCACTCAATATCCAGCCGTTAATCACGTTGGCAAACGGATTCTTTTTCAAGTCACTGACAGCCATAGCTTGAACCGAGTCGCGGATCAAGTTGTTTACCTTGAATGCAGGAGAGATGGTTACACCAAACTGAAGCACATTCTTAAAGCCTCTTGCCACATCCAAGAATTTAGACTTTGGCCCCATATATCCAATAGAAGCAATCGAATCAAGCAGCAAAGGATCAAGCACGTTGTAGTGGACAGGTTGACCCTCGACCATTACCTTGATGGTTCCTTTACCCGCAGTTGTCATCCATGATTTAACAGATCCATCACCCACCATCTCATCGTTAGATCGGTAGTAAACCTTGCCATCAATCATGTAGTACGGCACTTTTAGGTTTGCTTCTGCACCACCAAGACCCTCGGCAGCGGCCAGCGTAGCGGCAGCAGCTTGGTTCTTCATAGACGCAGACAGGATGTGACTCCAGTTACGCAATGTGTTTTCCATCAGATCGGCAAACGGACTCACGCCACCCTCAAGTGCCTTAGAGAATTGCTGGTTTGACAGGCCGGAAGCAGTCATTACTTTGGAAACATCACCATCTTCCATCTCACGATAGAACGGAATGTAGTTGATGTCAGCAATGAAACGCTCATAGCCAATTGGGTTTTTCTCCAGCTCTGCAATCTCGGCTTCCAATTCCTCAATATCTTTTTCTTTCTTAGCATCAGACAGCTTGTCATTGTTCTGAATGTCTTGGATGCGACCATTCAATCTATCAATAGCATTTGCCGTAGAGTCAATCAGACCAGCATCCAGCGCCACTTTCAGCACAGAACGATTCAGCTTATTCATCTCTGTGCGCACAGCTTTATAGACTTGCTCCCGTGGCTTGCCGTCTATGTCTCCAGCAATCAGCTCATCCTTACGATCAACCAACTCATCCAAGTTATCAATCTGTGATCTCTTGTTTGGTGGCAACTCTGATTCGCGGCTCAAAGCAATCCACATCTGGTAACGACTGACTTCATTGCCCAAAGGCTTTAATACTTCAATCAACCCTTTTGTGCCTTCTTTGATATTCAATGCGCCACCGTCATTAAATACTTGACCAAAGAACATTAGACCTTCAAGTGCGCCGTCCACAGTCTTGGACATTCGCGCCAGCATATAAGCCTCTTCGCTGTACTCTTTGATGGTGCGGAACTGGTCGGCAATGCCTTGTGCAAGACGCTGCCAGAAGCGATCTCTCATCTCCTCAAGACGCTGAATAATTGTCTTGTGCTGCGGCACAAAGATGGGATTGGCTTTGTCAAGAAAGTCAGGAGACACACCATCAAAGTCTTGTGGATTCAATGGTTGTCTCTTCTGAAGCTTGGTAGTGACCTTGGCTTTTACCTTGTCGCCTAAGCTTTCTTCAGCAGATTTTTCTGCCACCTCGCCCGCGGGTCTACGAACCAATATTTTGTTTCCGCCCTCTTCTTCAAAACCAAACTTTTTATAAAGCTTAACCAAGTCTTGATCTGAAAGCCCTTGCGTATCAAGACTTACAGGCTCTATGTAAAGCGTTACACCAGATTGGTCTGCGCCATCAACGATGTTTTTAAGAGCAGATGAAGCAAGACCCTTTTGTCTTTGACTGGGATCTGTTCCTAAAAATCTCAATATCACTTCATCTGGTTCGCCGTAACCTTCGTTTACTTTATTTTTTTCATCCAAGTACAAGACGTTATTGCTGCTTAATGCAACGCGAACACCACCTCTCTCAAATGTAGGGAAAGCTTTTCCGCCTTTATCTTCATATACTTGGTTGCTGTCTTTTGGCAATCTTTGAAAACCAAGATTGGGCATCATTGTTTTGAAGAAACTTGGCTTTTCGCCCTGTTTTTCATAGAGAAATTTTTCTCTAGGCGCATACTTGACATTCTTTGCCAAAACAAAGCGACCAACTTGCAAGACCTCATCGGCAGATACAACAGGCTTGGTGTTTGATCTGTCGTAAAAGAATGAATGGCGCAACGGATCAAGGCTAACTTGCGACCATGCAGGATCGTTTAGCTTTTCCTTAACCATCTTAAAGATTGCATCTGGAGTCATGTTGACCCAAGTACCTTCAATGGTCTGCTGCGGTGATTTTTGTCCTGCACGCCCTTCTTTCATTTGAGCAATGCCAAACGCTTTCTCTTCAGAGCGGATGGCGAACACAGCATTCTTTAAAAATCCAGCCGACTTGTAGCTGATATTCTTTCCAGCCGCAGCATTGGTTGCGGGCTTTCCTTCGTGGATGGACACTACGCTGCCATTAACGCCGTTATCTCTTCCCCATTCCAACGCAGGGATGTCCATTCGCAAACCAACCTTTGTGCCGTCTTCAACAGAAGCATTAACAAGCTTTGGATCTTTTTTCTGAGGAATCTTGTTTACCAAGATTAACCGCATTAAATCATCATTAATTGGAGCTTCTAGCTTGTCGCCAAGTATTTCTCCGATGGGGGTGTAGTAATTTACATACTCATCATACTGTTGCTTGGTAATGTTTCCAGCCTTTAGCTCACGCGCAGCAAGCACAACTTGCTCATTGCGGCCTTCTTTTAGCTTGAACCCTTTAGGCGCGGTTAATTTAGGCGGAGCATTCTTGGCGGCAGGTTTTGCTGGTGCAGCAGGCGGCGCGGCAGGCTTCTTAGAACCAATTGGGCCAAGTTCTTTTTCAATCTGCTCAAAGGGAGTGTCAAGAATAGTGTCGGCAGTTCTGACAACTGTATCAAGTGCGGTTTCATACTTGGCATCCAAGCCCAGCAGCTTCCTAAATATCTCAACCATACGGGTCAAAGCATTGGTATTGCCCACCTTTACTTTAGACAAGTAGTCTTGGAAGTCTGGGTCTGTTAAACCCCATGACACCAACTCCATAATGTCTTTTACCGTATTGGTTTTGTTAACCCTGATTCGCTCAATAATTGGATGCGTTCTGCCAGCCGCCTGATCTGCCTTTATTTGTTTCTTGACTTTATCAAGAACAACTTGCAAGTCATTGGCCTCTTTGCTTTTTCCACCCAAAAATGATGGGTCTAATGTTGCAGTGGTAACGGAATGCAATAGCTCATGCAATATGGTTATATATCGTGTGCCAGTGCGGGAATGCTCTTTACCATTTTTCAGTCCAGCAAATGTGAAATAACCATAACGATAGTCTTTTCCGGGGTTGTAGTTAAATTTTCCTCTGAATGTAAGATCATCCCTGTTCATTACCTTTACAGGCTGCTTAAAGAATCCTCTTTCATCCAATTCTTTTACGCGAACCAACACCTTCTCTGCAATAGCTTTTGCTGCGCTGTTAGGCGCATTGTCAACAGCCCACTGTGCAAGCTGAGTAGCAGTCATGCCATGTATTTCTTTGGCAATCTCTACCAGTGACTTCTTGGCTATAAAATCTTTTGGCTCTGGAACATCTACAGGCGAAGTGGGCTTTGTAGGCTTTGTCTCGCTTGGCGGAGTAAAAAGATCAGGCGCAGCCGTTGGCTTCAATACCTTAAACACATCAGACAAAGGTACTTTTGATTCTTCACCAAGTAAATTTGATTCTTGTGCATCATTTGCTTGAGATGCTGCTTCAGCCAAATCACCAAGCATTTCACCAATACGCTTGCCCGATCTTGCATTTTCTGCAAACATTTCCAACACGGTCATTGTGTTTGGATCAAGACCTAGCTGACCTTGGCTTGCAAAATCTTTAAGCTTGATACCTTGACGGCGAGCATTGACAGCCAACTCAGCAGCATCAATGATGTTCTTTCTAATGTCGTATTCACCAGCGCCATCCAACTGAGAAACGTTTGAAGCAGCCTTAGCCAAGCCCTGCAAAATTGTCTTTGCTTCCTCATCAGCAGCTTGCGCATATAAGCGCAGAAGAGGCTTGCTTTGATATGCCTTGTAAAAAATAGCATTGTTCAAACGATCAATCGCTATCTTGGTGGGCATCCCATCTTCGTCCATCAGCTCGCCAAGCTCTGTCTCTGGCATACCCTGAACAAACTGCTTAACAGTCTGCATATTTATGCTGCCGTCTTCATTGAAACTAAGCGACCCTAGATCAACTCGGTTGCCGTCATTCTTGGCCTTCTCAACAGGGCTTAACTTCAACTCAACACCAACATTGGAAACATCTCCAATGTCAGGCGTGATGTAAGACTTGGGCATGATCCTGACCAATACAGGATTCTGTATGCCTTCAATCACCGATGGGTCAACCCCGTGCTGGTTATCAGCCAGCATAGCTGCGCGGTAATCACCGGCAAAGTTATCTGCATAGGATGCTTGCAATCCAGCAATCCTGCCGTTTCCAGCCACAGCACGGATAGCCGGAGTGGTAACGTTTCCATATTCGGGATTCGTCTGACCACTGACAGTATGCGAGGCCAATAACTCATTGGCATCTATAACGGCATACTGAACAGGTATTTTGCGTCTATCTGAGGCAGTAGCAATATCTTGCCGTCCCATTTGATTCTCGGGAATCCTGATGTCGCTAACGACCACAGGCGCACCAGAACCAAAGTCAGGGGTGGCTTTTAATCCATCATAGTCAGGCTCAGTGCGCAAACCCTGCATCTGCTTAATAGAAGGAGGGGTAGCCCTGTCTCTGTTTTGAATTTGCTGAAATATGCCTGTTGATTCCTCGGGTAAACCCTCTGTGTAATTAGCCAAAGCAGCAACATCTGCTGGCTTGAACTCAACCTTTGGCGCTTCGGGAGGTGGTGGGGGCGCAGCAGGCTTTGTTGCCGCAGGAGTTTCTGGGGGAATCTCGGGAGGAGGCTCAGGTGGTAACGTTTCCACATCAGGAGGAGTGACTTGGATGCCATCAATCTCAACACTTCCATCCCGTCTGGTGGTTTTGACACTCTCTTTGCCGTCAATATTAACTTTACTTGTGCTAACAATTGGGCTATTTGTAGACGGATTACCTGTGCCTTGTATACCAGCGGTATCGCTTGGTGCTTCGGCAGGACGGCGAGCAGCACCAGCAATAGCGCCCATACCACCGCCACCAATAGCAGCCATACCAGCAGCTTGACCCAAACCTTCGGTAAGGCTTTGCTCAGGGTTAACCTCACGCATAGCAAGATTCTGAGAAAACTTGCCACCGCCCTCTTCAACAACTTCACCAGCAGACTCGCCCAAAGCACCTTTAACACCGCCAAAAATGCGACCAGTTGTACCCTTAACACCAGCAAAAGTTTCTTCAAGCGTCCGTGCGCCGGGCAATCTCTGAGCCAACAAAGAGATAACGGCGGCAGATGCACCGGCAGCTCTCGCAGCATTCAAAGCCGTAGAAGCAGCTTCAGCCTCGGGCATTCCCTTGGCTATTGCAGCTTTGTAAATATCTTCATACGCGCCCGCACCAACGTCAGCACCCTGCTGAACAGCGCCCACACCAACAGCAGCTCTAGCGCCAAGCTCACCAGCTTTCTTGGCGGCAATCTGTTTAGCTGCAATGGCAGCAGCTTCCTTAGCAGCACCACTAGCAACCAGCGCAGCAGCTTCCTTGGCAGCAATACCACTAGCAGTCAACGCAGCAGTACCACCACCCGTTAACAGTGCAGGAATAAGGTTAGGCACTTGCTCAACCAAGAAGCCTACCAATAGTGCTGGGTCTGTTACTGTCTCGCCAAAAGCAGTACCAGCAGCGGCAAGCTGACCAGTCTTCTCTGCCTCTTGAATCTTCTGCGCCCTAGCCTCTTCTTTGGCCTTCAACGCAGGAGACTTCATTTCCTCGCCGTACTTCTGTATATCTTCACCAGCAGCCAGCAGACCAGTCTTAGAGAAGTCTCCAGTAGCTAGGCCATACAACTGACCCGGCAACTGAACCAGCGAACCAAGACCAGAAGTAAGACTAGCGCCTATGTCTTTAGCTGCTTCGCCGTATGTACGCTCAGGGATTGGTTTAGGTGCGGCAGGGGCGGCAGCAGGCTCAACAACCCAACTACCATTTACCAAATAAGCTTTTGCGCCTTCTTTGTTTGTGGCTGTTTGCTGGAATGGTTTCCACTCGTTGCCAATTAAAACAACGCGCTCGCCGGTTTGTGGATTAGTTGCTGTTTGGAGAGCCATTATTAACGCCCGGGCTGATCTGGTACAAATCCGGGGGGCAATTGGCTACTACCTGTTGTGAGACTTGGCAGTCCTTTACCTACCGCAGCTTCCAAATCTTTTTGAGTTTTCTTAATTGCAGCTCGCAAACGCTGCTTTTCCGGGTTTGTTTCCGGCTGTAACTCAAGAGTTTTAAGATCTTCTTGATAGCTTTGTAATAGCTGATTAAGGCCAGTTATATATGGCTTATCTCCTCTACCGGAGCCGCCGCCCCTATCCATCCAATACTGAGCCGAGCCCTCTATTAGCGGTTTATTTTTATTGGCAGGGTCTTTCTTCCAGAGAGCAAGATACGAATCTATATTTCGCTGCTCATCAGTCGGCGCGGTACGGCGGTATTTTTCCAAATCAACCGCAGCCTTCCTGTTAACCTCATCTCGTTTGACCGCAAAATCATTTTCAATTTTGCGCAACTCTTGATCGTTAGCGTATCTTGTTTTTGCCGCTTCCAAATCTCTATTGTACTGAAGCTCCAAACGATCCAAAGCATTTTTATTGTTAATGGCTTCTTTTTCAAACTCAGTTTGACTAGCCATTTGCTGAGTCGCTTGTCTACTTGCAATGTCACCAACTTGGGTGCGTTCAGCCTCGTAGGGTGTAATAATTCCCTTGGATTTAGCAATAGCCTCTTCACGCTGCTTGGCTTCAACATCACCATACATTTGATTCATGCGGCGCTTCTGAGCAATGTCAGCAGCTTGTTGCGCAGCTTGTGCTTGCAAATACGCAGGAGCAGCGCCACCAAGACCGCCTCGACCCATACCGCTCAACACGGATAACAAGTTATTAAAAGCTCTGTCTTTTATCATCTCTTTGTATTGAGCATCTTCTTCGCCGTAGCGTTTCATTTGCTCTTCGCCATATTTGCCGGTAACGCCAGCCAACTTATCGGCTTCGGCTTGTGTGGCAGCAATCTCCTGCACAGACCTTGGCTTTAGTCTTTCTTGCACAACTTTTTGAGCCGCATCATCGTATAGGCCGGGGATATTAGCGCCGGGTCTTGTGTCTTTAGGTGGCTCTGCCGACAGAGCCGGTAGCCCAGCCCTTTGAGGAGTTGCCTCTGCTGGAGGTTGAGTACCTTGCGTAGAAGGAAGACCTTGTGTCAAGAGCCGCTGTAGTCTACGCATCTTTTCTTCTTCAGTCTCTTCAACAACAGGGACTTCACTGCCATTTTCACCAGCAAAGGCAATGATTCCACCGCTTGCAAAGTCATAGTCCACAGGTAACTGGGCAATGCCGCCCATTGCGTATTCAGGTTGCTCTTCCTCTTGCATACTGGGCTGCGGAGTCTGAGGAGGAACTGGCATAGGTTGAGCCTGTGCCTGTTGCATCATCTGTTGTTGGGCTTGCTGTTGCTGTTGAGCTTGAAGCGCCATCAGTCCAGCTTTCTGCTGTATCTGATCTTTAACAGTAGGCTGTTGTCCTTGAGCCGCTTGCTGGCTTGCAGCTACTCTCTGCTGCATTGATTCTCTGCGCTGCATTTCACCCGTAGCCATATAAGCAGGAACCATAGGATCCTTGCCGTTGGCATACTCCATGAGCTTTTGGATAGGAACGTCTTTTAAATGCTCATTAATTTGTACGAGATTCATATTTTTTCCTTCAAGGGGTTTTTTGACCCAAGCCTTCTAATGTTTTATACAAGCCTAAAAGACCACTAACCTGTTCAGAAATTTTGGCAAGTTCACTCTGCATATTGGTGGTATCAGTTGTTGTAATTGGCAAACCCGTAAGCAAAGACTTTTGGAACTGTACCTGCTTATAAGGAAACTCTCTTGCCTCTTCAAATTGAGTCTTGTCAGCAGTAATTCCTTGCTGCTCAATGTCGCGTTGAGTAGCCCCTGCTGTACCAAGTCTGTCAAGGGTATCAAGGCCGTACTTGGCGCTGAACTGGCGCGAGGCTTCAGTGTCTTTTTGCGCACCCATACTACGGTCTTGGTCAGCGTTGTACTGAGCCATTGCTTTATCGTAGGCTGTGCTATAGCCCTGACCAAGAGCTTCCTGCATTTTGTCGAGCGTATTGCGCTGACCTTCTGTTTGCATCAGTGCAGAACCTGAGCTGCCAAATGCCCCCATCTTGGTAGCTTGAGCTTGGTTAGCCAAGTTGGTAATCTGTCCTTGTCGGCGCAGCTCTTGTAGTTGAGGATCAAGCGCGGCAGATAAGTACGGATTCATGTACTGTTGCGCAGCAGATGCATCAAAGATGCCGCCCTTAAACTGTGTAGGTGTATACCCAGTCTTAGCCACATCAGACAAGCCAGCGTATTGCTGTTGCTGAAGATCTGAAGCGCCAGCAGTCAATGGCCCTGTGTATGCCTGATATGGCTGGTTGGATAAAGCTTGACCTTTGCCAAGGTAATCGGACACATAAGGCCCAGCCCAAGTTGAAAGGCCTTCAGCTACTGATGAACCTTGATTTGGAATTGTTGGAGTAGTAACCCCTGTGTTGCCGGTTGTGCCTGTACTATCAGCAGTACCACCTCCGGTAAAGTGAGCAATACCACCACCAGCATATCCAACTTGACCACCGGGCATGAAATTGTTTGGATTGATCTTCTTACCCTGCTCCGAGTTACCAGTACGGGCTTTGCGCACCCGCGCCATCATTTCATACAGCTTCTTAGCGCCAGCATCTGAATTGCCGTTACCAAGATGGGAAACCACATCAGCAGGAATGACAAACTCGCCGTGACTTAAAGCGGCCTTTTGCTTGCCGTCAATAGAGGATGGAATCTTATCAGCCATTCCGTCTGTAGATCCTTGTAAATATCGGCCTTTTGCCATACCGCCTCCTGCCATTTCTTCAGTTTTGTCACGGACTTGAGGTGCTGGAAATAAAGAGGCCACACCAGAAGCTGGACTGGTAACGTTACCAGAGTTTTGCTCAGGCATATTCTCATAAGCCATCTTAAACTTACCCGCATATGGGTTAGCCGCAGGAGCAGGAGCTGGTCTATATCCAGACAAAATACCTTGAGCTTGGGTGCTTGCCGCAGCTTGAGCTTCAGCCACTTTAGATGGGTCAACAAACTGAGTGTTAGTGAAATACTGTCTACCCATAGAACCGGGTCGGCGGTTGGGATCGTTGTAATCTATCTGTTGTTGCACCGCAGCAAGGTTAGGAATGCTGCCTTGATAAGCATTGGATTTTGGCTTATCTCCATCACCCATAAGAGCCTTGAGCGCAACACCAGCGGTAATAATACCGGCGGGATTCCATTTCTTGGTGTCGGGGTCATAAAGATAGTTCTTTAAAAAAGAATTGGCCTTGTCACCCAAAGCTTTAATTGCATCAGTTGAAAGCTGCTTCCAAGATGGATCAGAACTAAACGCCTCATCAGCTTTGTAGAAGTCTTCTACATTTTTTGGGTCTTGAAAAAAACTTTCCCAATTTCTATACTGATTTTCTAAGTTTACTTGCGAAACGGCTTCATCTGTTGGAAGACTATCCCAATCAAACTCAGGTGGAATGAATGTATCTTCTGTGCCAGTATCAATGATATCTTCATCCATGCTATTTTCCTTCCAAAATTCTTAAGATTTCATCCATGCTTACTTCCTCTTGAGGGAAAAGCACATTCATGTATCCACCTTGGGCGATTTTAACTACACCGGGCTGGTCTTTGGTGTCTTTTTTGCTCTCAGATGGTTGATCAAAAAAGCCAATGTCAAGCGGAGAGCCTATATCAAAATAAGGTGAAGCCTCTACTACTCTTGCCTCTTGAGGCGCAGAGGGCGCTCCGGCCCCAGATCCACCCATTAACGCAGCAATCAACGCATCCGATGGTGTGCGTGTTGAGGGCGGCCTAACTGTCGGCCTAATCGTTGGCCTTGGCGTAGGAGTTGGCGTGGGAGTTGGTGTAACAGTTACCGTAGGCGTAGGAGTTGGCTCAACAGTAATTACTGGCGTGGGTGTAACGGTAGCTGTTGGCGTAGGTGTAACAGTAGCCGTTGGGGTGGGAGTAACAGTAGCCGTTGGGGTGGGTGTTGGCCCTACCGTAATGGTTGGCGTAGGTGTAACGGTAATGATGGGGGTAACAGTAACTGTTGGAGTAACGGTTATTGTTGGCTTTACCGTAACGGTTGGCTGAACAGTTGGTTGGACGGTTGGTTGGACAGTCGGCTGTATTGTTGGCTGTATTGTTGGTTGGACAGTCGGCTGAACAGTGGGCTGCACAGTAGGCTGAATTGTTGGATTTACCGTAGGTTTAACTGTTGCCGTTGGTTGAACAGTTGCGGTGGGATTAACTGTAGCAGTGGGTTTTACAGTCGCCGTTGGCTGAACTGTGGCTGTCGGCTGGATTGTTGGTTTAACCGTGGCTGTCGGCTGTACAGTTGGCTGCACAGTTGCGGTTGGCTGCACGGTAGCCGTAGGAGAAACAGTCGCCGTGGGTTTAACTGTAGGCTGAACAGTTGCTGTAGGTGTAACGGTAGGCTTTACAGTTGGCGTGACTGTAGCAGTTGGTTTAACAGTTACGGTAGGAATAACAGTTGCTGTCGGAGTTACTGTTGGCTTTACTGTCGAGGTTGGCGTAACAGTAGGCGTTACCGTGGGCTTTGGTGTAACAGTAGGTGTAACAGTAGGTGTAACAGTAGGTGTAACAGTAGGTTTTGGTGTAACAGTGGGAATAACTGTTGGCGTAACGGTTGCTGTGGGTTTAGGAGTAGCTGTTGGTGTGACCGTTACAGTAGGCTTAACAGTTACAGTAGGGGCAACAGTAGGAGCAACAGTCGGAGCAGGTGGCTTAACTGGAGGTCTTGGGTCTTTTGGTGGAACAAAGTTTTTAACATAATCAACCAACTCTTCGTAAGTTGCTATTTCTGGCTGATTTTTAACAAAACGCTCAATCTCCTGCGGAGTCATTTGTGTATATCCAACACTATCAAACATTGCCTTAACTTCATTGGCAGTCGTCTTGTTATCAGCGGTAACGTTTTTAACGTCTCCCCAAGTTGGAATGTCAGTCCATGCTTCAGCAACAGCATCCCAAAATTGAGGCTTAGTAGTATTTGGCTTGTCTGTTGTTGGCAAGTCTGGGTTGTAATAGTCTGTTAAATTCTTTCTCCAAGGCTCACGCGCAAGTAGTTCTGCTTCTTCGTTTTCGTCAAGTGGCGATGGTGTTAACGCCAACACTGCTGCGGTTCCCATAACTCTGGCAATGGATGTGCCTTGTTTAATTAATGTTTCTTCAAGTTTTGGTAATAATTTTTTATAGTCAGGATCATTTGCTGCATCCTTTACAACTTCATACAAACGTTTTGTGGCATCCTCAAGCGCCTTTTGGTAACCCGGAATTTCGCCCGGAGAGGCTAATGCCTGAGCAAGTTTTATGTTTTTAATCTCATCTGCAATTACCTGAGCAGCCTGACCAGCATAATCATTCTCAGCAATTTCTGGGTGCTGCGTATTGTTAATAAAGTCCACCAGCGTGGTGTAAACATTATCTTTTGTAAGCGTACTTGCTTCCGACCCCTCTCCAACAAACTGAGCAATCTCATCGGCAGTTGGATTTCTCCCTAAAATGCTTTTTAAGTAAGCTCTAGATTCTGATGAATCAACATACTTTGGATCAAGGTATTCTTTCTGTTTGCCAAGAAGAGTAGACTCGGGTTGATTGCCAACAAATTGCCGCAAATCCTTTAGCTCGGCAGCAGTTGGATCGCGACCATAAATGTCTTTAAAAGTTTGCTTAACTTCGCCAATGTCTGTATATAGTGGGTCAATGTATTGATTAACCAGACCTGTTTTTGTTACTTCATCGCCCTCGCCAACAAACTTTTTCAGCTCTGCCGCCGTTGGCTCTCTGCCAATAGAAGAGATAAATAAATCAGTAACTTCACTTTTGTCTATATACTTAGGATCAATATACGACTGTAATTTTGCTAAAGATGTTTCTTCGTCTACCAATCCAGTAAACTGTTTTAGATCTTTTTGTTCAGCAGCAGTTGGATAGCGACCATAGACCGCTTTGAACGCCTCCCCCGCCTCCGCAAGATCAGTGGTATTGGTATCGCCAAAAGTATTAATTGCAGATTTAGATTCAGACTCTGGAGTAAGACCCGAATACTGTTCTATTTGATCTTCAGTTGGAGTGATGCCCCAAGGCTTGAAGAAGTTAATTACCTCTTGTCTGCTTGTTTGCGCTAAATCAGCTGTTTTAACTAAGTTTGCTGGAGTATCACTATTTCCTCCGTAGCGTCCAATTGCTCTATCTAATAAATCATCTGTGACCTGCACATCTCCTTGCTTTGCAAAAGCATAAAGATCATCTATATTTTTTAAAGCAGCGTTACTGACTGAATGGTTATTTTTTTTATCTACAAAATTTTCCAGCATCTTTGGAGTAATATTAAATCCATATTGCTGAGCCTTGGCATCTAAATTATTTAAATAATCAGGTTTGAAGTTGGTATCATCTCTTGAAACAGAATACAAAATTTGAGGAGATATGGGAAGGTTGTGCTTTACGCCAAACTCTAAAGTTTTGACAACTTCATCTCCTATCTTGCTTCCATAAACATAAGTACCCTTTATGGCATTTAATTGTTCGGGTGTAAGGTTTTTAATATTGGCTTTTGCCAAAGTATCTGAAGCTGCAATTTCTTTTTGTATATGGACGTATGTTGAGAATCTACTTACTGCTGATTGAATTAACGAACTTGTAACAGCACTGGTTACATCTTTCCCCAAAATGCTGGCAGTTATAGCCGAGCCAATTGCTTGTTTCGCCTCAACTGGTAAATTTTTGTAACCTCTGTCTGCTGCTTGACTACCAAAAGAATGTATACCCGAATTTAATTGGCTCAAAATTACATTTGTTGCAGCAGTTGCCCCACCCATTGCCAGTGCAGCTATTGGATCTCTGCCCATAACAACAGCAACGGAAACGTTACCAGCAGCACCGGCAACAAAATCATTAAATACTTTTTGAACATTGCTAGATGCAACCGGAAGCTTGGATGCCACTTGACCTGCTATTTCAGTTGCGCCGTTCTGTATCAAAGCATTCTTTGCTGCAACTTCAATGTCTCCGCCATTAGCCGCAGTATTAAGAACTGTTTGTCCAACAGTTGTCGCCAAAAAAGGATATTGAGCTGCTAAGGTTGGGCCTAAGATTGAGTTGCCAAGATATTGAGCTGCTCCGGGGTAGTAAACAGCAATAGCAACCATTGCCAATTTTTTAGGGTCATCAGCAATTGCTTGTACCGTTTGCCCAAGTTGCTTGGCTACCTTATTAGCAGCATCATCAAAACCTGCTAATGCTTCTGATGCCCCATTCCATGCTTTTTGCGCACCTGAAAGTACACCACCAGTAAATTCCGCCCTTGCATCATCAAATTTGGCGGCAGCTTTGACAATTCCTCCACCAATATCACTGGATCCTGCAAATGGATTTAACTCACTAAAAAAGTCAAACTCAGGTAAACCCGTATTAGGATTTATAGCTCCCGATCCACCATAAGCTTTAAGTAAAGCCGCTTCTTGTGGGTTAATGTGAGCAACAATAGAGTCACCACCTCTACCCTTAGAGGCTAAGTCTTGTATTTGTTTTGGGGTTAGCTTTGCCATGTTTATCCAATTCTCCAATTTGTTCCATCGGAGTAAACCGGAACTTTATTTGCCCCGCCTCCAGCAACAATTGAAGCAAACGTTGTAGCGTTAGCATCAGAAACAAACGTCCTAGCCCCAACACCAGACGTAACGGCACTTGGTAACGTTACCACTGTGTAAACGGTAGTTGAGATTACGCTTTGAGTAGATGCAGAAAGCTGACCCAAAATGCTATCCACCCTGTTGAAATACAGGCGCAATACGCTGTTTCGCTGGTTGATGTAATTAGGATCGTATTGAAGCGGTGCCAACGGCAAAGCTGGCGCTGACACCCTGTTAATTTCAAACTCAGAAGTTACTATTAAAGTCATCTCCTACCATCCTGCTTGATGTCCAGTCGAGGCGAACCAAGCTGCCAAGTTACTCCAGCAGCAGTAGACCTTACTTCCATAGCAATCTGTCGCCCACGCACACGGGTGTAAATCTGACCGGTAAATTCTTCAATTGGAAGTATTGCCGTTCTTGTTACCGTGGCATTATTTTCTCCACCAACAGAGGGTGGGATGTTATATCCAGAGCCCGAATTCTGCATGGGCTTCAAATACATGGTTACTTGAGGACTGGCGGCGGTGGATCCACGGAAAGTAATGTCAGGCAGCACCCTCCACACAAAACCAAAGCGATCACCATCTTCCAAGTCAAACTCGGCAGAAGTAATAAAAGCTTCAATCGGTAAAGTGGTTCCAGTAGCGTTGTCGTCAACGCCCTGCTCATGGTTCACAATGTTGTAGTCGTATGTGGCTGCAATTGGATAATCTCTCAATCCACTGTCCAGCCAAGCTGTGCGAGCCAGAGATCCGTAATACCAAGCGCCTTGACCTTGATTCTCCATGTAGTTAAACACTACATAGCTGTCAATTGTTGTACTTGTGCCTGAGCAATAGAACCACCAAATCTCATTAAAGCCTTCATTTGTACCAGCAACCACTTGAGCAAACTGAGACTTGTTGATGCTCTCAAATACATACTGACGCAGATCACAGTTTTGCGTCTGGGTTCTACCATCGTATTTGTAAAACTTATCCACACCCATCCAATAGGCTACGCCGTTGGCATAAGCCACTGCGTTTTCTCCTGCAATGGAAAGGTTATCGCCCACAATCTGTGTAGACCAAACAACGGGTGCGCCTTGGTATTGAAGAGAATACAAGGACGAATCAGTCCAAACCAAAATCTCTTGACGAGCTTGCATTGCTGTCACAATCTCAGATCCGTGAGACAGAGAAGTAAATCCAGCCTGTACTGTTGCGCTGGGAGTCCAGTTAAATGGATCGCCTTGGTCTGACCAGCGAATCAACATGGGATTAAATGTTGCTGACCCAAACTCAGTAGCGCCAAACGCAAATACAAACCCACTGGAGTCGGATGCCAGCAAGTAATTCTGCTCTGTAGGCACAGCCGATGCGCCGCCGTAGTCTTCTAAAGCAATTGCTCTAGACGCAATTTTGTGTGTACCAGACTGCGATCCTGTTGTATTAATAGCAGCCCCGTTATATGTGGCTGATAACTGACAAGATGTGCCGGTAGTGTTAATGACGTAGTAATTCTGACCAACGTTTAAACCAGTTGGCAAAGCGCCATCTGTTGTTAATACAAGCACCATGCCATTCGTAAGCGTAATGGATGTGGACAAAATGGCAGGTGTTGCAATGGTTACAGTGAAAGTATTTCCAGTCAAACCAAAAGAAGCATCCCAGTAGTAAATGCCACCACCTCTTGGGCCAAAGATTAAATCTTCCCCAAAGTTACTCTGGCTCCACTGCCTGAATGTTTGGGTTGATTCTGTTCCTATCCCCCACGTTCCTGACCCCCAGCCACCAGCACCCCAGCCAACTACACCAACGGCATAAGCTTCGCCAGTGTCAATCTGGTACGCCGCCCTAACAGTTCCGCCACCGGCAGCGGCAGTAGAAGAGGCTTTTGCAGTTACTGTATGAACACCAGATTGAGCCGATCCAACGGTACTTATTGCCGTTCCGCCTGATGTGGCAGCAAGGCTAAATGTGTATCCTGAAGTTGACACAACATGGTAGGTTGTGCCTGCCACAAACGGGCTAGGCAACATTCCTGTGCTTGTTAACGTTACCTCTACGTTATTGGCTAACTTAAACTGAGTGGTAAATACAGCAGGATTAGCTATTGATATGGTTGTTGTTGAAGCCGCAATAACTGAATAGGTAGTTGCGCCTGTTGTTGTTAGCAGGTACTCACCCAGCAAAGTAATTCCACCATTCGCCGATGAACCGGTAAATGTGACGTAGTTGTTGTTTGTGTATCCACCGGTAGCGTCAGTTACGGTCACCGTGGACGAGCCACTTACCATGTCAAATGGGTTTGTGAGCGTGTTCGTCTGATTTAATGGGGTAATGTCGTAGTAACTACCGCCATTCTCAATGTAGAACTTGAGGTTTGTCCCTACACCCAGCAACTGTTGCGCACCCAGCGTCACCCAAGCCCACAAAGATCGACATATGCCAAGAAAAGTATTGGATGAAATTCTCTCCCAGCCGCCTATCTTTTCTGGCGTACCTTGACGAAAACGAATCTTGTCGCAGTCATACCACCCGTTCTCACTTGTGTAACGAGTGTTCTCTTTGTTTACACCGGGCTTGAGAAGGATTTTCTTGAGCATTTTTAACCTACATTGCGCTCAAAATGAGGGCAATCAACAAGAGACTTAAAGTTACCGCCCCAGCGGTTCTTTGGATGTAGAGTCTCCCAATACGCACCCAGCGGGGCAAGAATTGTTTTGTCCCAAATAATCTTTCCATCCTTGAAGAAGTTCAAGTCTATGGCGCAGCGCTTTAGATGAATGGAATTCATGGTCTTAGACCGCCCTGTCTTGAAGTAAATGGCTTGCTGTTCGGGGGTACGGGCAAGTTCCCCGCCGGTCACCACGAATCCTTGGTCTGTAGCGTACTGGATTAGCTTACAAGTGTCCAGCAAAAACGCAGCTTGTTCTGTGTTTAAAATCATTTTCTGCCTTTCATTTCGGCTAGTTTTTCTATGGTTCTGCCGCCAAAGTACGCACCCATAATGAGCATCCCCCACTGGCCAAGCAACTGGACGTAGGATTCATTGGCATTCAGGCCAAAGGCGCTCATCATGGCAAACAGGAAGTAACCAAAGAAAATGGCAATCAGGCTCATGGGTCGGATGTTTTTGGACAACCAAGAATCGCTGTTCATGTCCGACTGCCAGCGGTCTGTGACGTTGTTATCTTCGTTCTGCGCTGCTGCCGCCAACACCTTCATCTCTTCCAGCTCCATCTTGGCCTTCTCAATACCTAACTCAAGCAGGCGCTCTTCGTGTTCGTACTGAAGTTGGCGCAGATTGCTGACATCTTCAGGTGTCGGGTCGTCAGGAATCTTTACGCCAAGCGTTTTCTCTACCACCTCTTTGCCTTTGGCTTGGATGGCGCTGGAGAGTAGCGTCAACCCGTTTTGGGCAAGGCTGCCAAGGAGGGATGCGACTATTGGAATCATTTATCTTCCTTTTTGAATGTAGGCTTCATTCCCGCCCTGTCTTCCAAGATGGCAATGTGCAAACGGTTGACTTGAATGTCATCACGGTTCTTTTGGATTTCTTTTTCCAAGTCTTGACGCAACTTTTCTCTTGCCAATTCAGCGCCCGTGTTGCTGGCTTGCTTGTTGTCAGAAGTCACAACCAAGCTTATTTTGCTGTTTAGGATGGTCACTTCATGCGATAAATTGGACAATGCAGACATAAGGTAAACCACGCACGAAAACAAAAGAGGCAACAAAGCAAATGTGATTTTTTCAACCAAAGCGCTTTTGGTTTCCATTGCTTGAATTTTTTCTTCACTCATTTTTCTTCCTTGCGTTTCTGTTGTTCAAATTCTCTGCGTGTTTTTTCCATCTTTTCAATCTGCGTCTGAGCTTCTTTTTTGGTTTGAAGCACATCCATGTACAACATTCCAATCAGCGGCAGTAACAATACTACAAGAACACAAGCGGCAATCCACCCCACAACTATCTCCCAATCCTGTGCAAGAGGCCGAGGAGCAACCACATATATAGGAGGAATAGGATAGTCGCCAGCAGATACGCCTGCCTTTCTCTTAGGAGCCGCTCCTCTTCCCTGCGTTGCCATGATTCATCATCCCGCTTCTTCCTTGCTTTGTCCTGCTCTACCTTGATAACATCCCGCATATCAAACACTTTTGAGTACAAAGCCCCCATCTCTTTGGGAGCGCCGTACACCATTGCCTCTCTGATCTCAGTCTCCAACAACGCCATTTGGTCTTGTGCCATTACCCTCTTCAGGGCGGCTTCCATAAGGTTAGCGTCAGGGTCGTAGACTGATTTGCTCTTTTCTTCCTCTTCCCTTATGTGGTCGGCAAGCTGTTCTTGCAGTTTGAAAAATTTGGATAGCTGGACAACGATGTCTGCCATGACTTGGGTTTCGTCAACGGCAACGTAGGCCTCCTTTTTCGCCACAGGCTTGGCTTGGGGGGTGGTAACGTTTCCAAAGAGCTTTGCCCAGAATCCTCTGACCGCCTTGACATCTGAAGCAACCTCATCAACAGTCTTTTTGACTTCCATGAAAGACGTTTTAGCGTCTTTATACAGCTTGCATCCCTGCTTGATAGCAGAAACACAGGCATTGGCAGCAAAAAGAATGCTGAGAGGATCAATGATTACTCCGCAGCTTCTTCAGCTTTGGCTTCAGGCATTGGCACTTGGGGGATGGCTTGTTCCCGAATGGCTTGGATCATGTCTGCTACTTCAGCATAGGGGCGTGTACCCAAATACTGCATAACAGCATTCACAAGGCCAAGTGTCAATTCAATTTTCTTGTCGTTCATGGTTTTCTCCAAAAGCACCGCTGAGATGGGACAGCGGGAATACCCCTCATCTATTTTTAACCTTTAAAAATTAAACAAATGCTCCAGTGTTAGCCGCTGGCAAGCGGGTGGCCTTGTAGTAGCTACCAGTCAAAGGCGTTACTGTGCCTGCGCTAGATGTCACTTGCAAGTTCAGCGTACCGCCAGTTGTTGCGTTTGCTTGGAAGATGGCCTTGACCACATACTGGTGATTGACACCAGTCGTCAAAGAGCCAGTCACAGGCAACGCACTTGCAGTTGCAGTGGACTTTACCAAGGCGGCGGTTTGTGGCGCACCAACAGTACCAACACCCCCAACTGGAGTGCCAACATAGTCTGCATTGCAGTTAATTGGAGCGTTGGCATAAGTCAATGTAAACGTCACCGTTCCTGCGGTTGTCTTTGTGAAATACAAGTTGTACTCAACTTCATAGAAGGTGCTTGTGTCCAATGATTTGCCAGAGGTAGAGCCAAAGAAGTTTGCAATAGTTGGGCCAATCGCTGTGCCATCAGCGGTCAATCGGAAGTATTGAGTTGTAGGCCACAAGCCACGACCCGAGGTTACGTCAGCCGTTCCATAAAAAACATTGCCGTCATATTCAACTGAACCCGCTTCAGCAGTAGTTAAGTTAGTGCCTGAAGTAAACTTTAAAGGCGAGGTGCTTGCTGTGGCTGTTCCTGCTTTTAGCATAAGAACTGCTGTAGGCGAACTCGTACCAATACCCACATTACCAGAGGAGTCGATACGCATCCGTTCTACATCATTGGTGTCAAACGCCATTGAGTTAGTTGAATGTGAATATGTAATTTCTCCTACATTTCCATCGTCAGTGTCCCCAAGTTGAATAATACTCCTACTTGTGTTACCTGCTGTAATTCGTAAACCCGCATCACCAGCATTTGATATTTCTAAATTTGCGCTAGGGCTTGTAGTACCAATCCCCACATTACCGCTGGAGTTGATACGCATACGCTCAGTAGGAGTATCAGAGCCATCAGCCGTTGTGCTGAACACCAGACGACCGGGCATATCGTTTGTGCCGGGAGTGCCGTCTACTGCGGCTGCAATTGATGCAGAGGCAATAAAGTTAGTCCCATCATCGCCAGCAAAGTTAACGCTTCCCAAGTTGGTCGCACTTGCTACCGCACCTCTTGTGCCAATTGTTCCACTGTTAGACTTACTAAATACAAAAGACGATGCTGAAGCCGCTGTACCTGACCAATTTGATACACCAGCAGATGAAGAACTTAATCCAGTACCTTGAACTTGCAAAAGCGGCGTAATTGCACCGCCACCAAAACTGACGGTTGCTATGGGCGCTGTATATCCAGCAACAATATTACCGCTTGCATCAATCACAAACGGTGATGCATCAGGGTTAGTACTATCTTCAACCAACAGAGCGTTACCTGTTCCAAGCTGAGTGATACGTAAAGCAGCATTTGTGTTGTCAGTAACACTGATGATTGCATTACCAGATACATCCAGCCTTGCACTCGGCAACGTCCCAATTCCAACATTACCGCTGGAGTCGATACGCATAGACTCAACACCACCCTTAGTAAAGGCAATGGTGTCAGCAGCAGGAAAGAAAATACCCGTGTTGGTGTCGCCTGTAGTGGTGATGGCAGGAAGTGCCACCGTGCCAGCGGAGAATGTAGCCACACTACTAGCAGAAATTTTATAAGCCCGAGTGTTGCCGTAGACAGTCAAGTCTTGCTGTACGTCCAAAGCCGCAGCAGAAGTTGGGCCTGTCAGTTGGATGTCAATGCTTGGCACTGTGTATTGGTATACGGTGTCGTTTCCCTGACCCATGATGTACATCTTTGTGCCGTCAGGCTTGATGTAAATACCCGCAGGTGCTGTATCTTGAGCAGAAACGCTAAACACGTTAACAAAAACTGATGTGCTAATGTCCCAAGGTGTTGTTAGGTTGTAAACGTTAACGTCATCACCTACTGATCCAATAACAAACATCCGTGAACCGTCACTAGTAAAAGTTACTCCGGTTGGAGTCGTCTCTTGTCCTGACACCGAAAACGACTGCAAAAACGTGGCTGTTGATACGTTCCAAGCAGTTGACAGCGTGTATTGATAAACACTATCGTTAGTACCGCCAACCATATACATTGACAAGCCATTGGGTCTAAAAGTAATGCCGTTTGGTGTCAGGTCTTGCCCTGCAACAGAAAAAGAAATGCTGTCGTAAGACGCTGTTGCAACAGACCAAGGTGTGCTAAGTGTGTATTGGAATACCGTGTCGACGGCCGTTCCAATAACGTACATCTTTGTCCCATCAGCACGGAAAAACAATCCTTGAGGGAGAGTTTCTTGGGAGGAGATGCTAAAACTGGTCACAAACACAGCAGACGATACAACCCAAGCCGTAGACAAGTTGTACTCGTTTACGTCATCGCCCGTTACTCCAATAATGTACATCTTTAACCCGTCAGGGCTAAAGAACAGGTCGGTTGGTACTGTTTCCTCTGTTGTAACAGAGAAAGACACACTGTCGTAGCTTGCACCAATCACGTTGACGTTGGAGAGAATGGTGTCGCCAGATACATGGACTGTTGCTGCTGGGGCTGCTGTGGCAAAGCCTGTCTTGCCAGCACTTGTAATCCTTACACGCTCAGTAGGTGTACTTGCCCCATCAGCAGTTGTGCTGAACACCAAGCGACCCGGCATATCGTTAGTGCCGGGAGTGCCATCTACTTCCGCAAGGATAAGCGCGGCGGGAATCATGGTTGTTCCATCATCACCGCTAAATTGAATAAATCCAATATCCGTGCCACTAGTTACAGCGCCAGCAGTACCTACTGTTCCCGATTTGCTTTTACCAAAGATAACCCCTGCGGCTTGAGTGTCTGAATTACTCCAGCTTGAAATATATGCTTGTGAAAACGACCCGCCAAGTCCTGCTTCTTGTATTCTGGGTGTTCTTGAAACACCCACGTAATCTGTAACTGTAAGCGCGGATGTATACCCTTGAATTACAATGCCACTTGCATCAACCACAAACGGCGTAGCATCAGGATTAGCCGAATCCTCAACCAACAGCGCATTACCTGAACCAAGCTGAGTAATACGCAGGGCAGCGTTGGTGTTGTCAGTTACGCTGATGATTGGGCTTGCACTGAATGTAGTTGTGCCGTTTACGGTCACCGTGTCAGCCGAAGCGTCACCAAGCGTTACGTTACCTGTAGCAGTCAAATTAGTAAATGTGCCAGCACCCGCCGTGTTGCTGATCTTTATAAAATCAGATCCATTCCACGCAACAACCGCCTTTTCGCTTACCCCAAGAGTCACGCCCGTGGTCGGGCCAACGCCACGCACAGTTACCGTGTAAACAGCAGAGGTGTTGATGACCGTGTAAATCTTGGACTGTGCAGGAGCTGTGATCGTAATGTTCGCTGAAGCAGGTGAACACAACAGAATAGCCTGCCGTGACTGATTTGCTGCGCCCGTGGTTGTGGTCAGTGTGGTATCAGCAGTAATTGTCTGAGTACCCGCAATGGCTGAATCAAGCAGCGAGGTAATGCTGTTATTTACCGTGTCGCCCCAAGTGCCGGACAGTTCGCCGGTAACGGGTAAGGCCAAGCCCAAAAGTGATGTATATGCTGTCGTCATGTTGTTACCTCAATGTCTTCCCAATTTGGGGTTTGCGTGTCATCAATCTGCGACCAGCCGGGAGTCTGCGGGTTGCCGATATTTTGCCAGTTTGCGGCCTGCGTGTCATCTATATTTGACCAACTTGCCGTTTGTGTGTTAGAGATTGTCCCCCAATTTGCCGTCTGACTATCGTCAATGATTTTCCAGTAGACCGCAATTAAAGTTCCAACATATCCTTGTGCCTGATTTCCGGTTAGGCCAAATGTTCTTTCTGCCACCCCAACCGATCCAACAGCAGCGTTGGAAACGTTACCAGTCAACTCAATGATTAGTTCATAACCAACGGAACCAACTGCGCCATCTGCTTGATTGCTTGGAAGCGGGACAATAACTCTATCCGCAACACCTAAAGCCTGCACACCCGTCAAAACAACCGAGGCACTCTGAACAACCGTACCAACTGCACCAGTGGCTTCATCGCCGGTCAAAGCTGTATTGCTGTCTACAGCAACCACTCCGACCAGACCACTGGTAACGTTACCAGTCAAAGCCAGCGAAGTTTCTCCACGAGAAACCGTACCGACATCCCCACTTGCCAAGTTGCCGGTCAGGACAAAATCTTTTCCTTGGGTAACAGAGCCAACCGCACCAGATGCCGCTACGCCAGTTAAAGCAATTGTGAGAACAGGTGCTGCATTACCTACGTTTCCGTAAGCAATATTGCCGTCTTCCGTTGGGTTATTTGTCTCAACAACAGTCCCAACCGCCCCAGAAGCCAAAACTCCACTTAGTGCAACAGTCCGACTGGGCGTGACCGACCCTACGGCTCCTGTTGCTTCATCCCCTGTTGCTTCAAGAGTGCCGCCCCAGCCGTTTGCGCCCCAAGTACTGTCGCCCCAGCCGAGAGACATGACCTACCCTTAAGTAGTTGCCAAGCGCAGCAAAGCGGTTGATGTGGTGTTTGACGGCATTGTCAAGGTAAAAGTACCAGCCGTGATGGTCTGTGAGCCAAACGTGTGGACACTAATTGCCTTGTTACTTTGAGTCGAGTTGTACAACAAGACAGTATCAAAAGCCGTGGTCAAAGTCACTGTGGTGTAGGTAATTGAAGCTGAAGGAGTCCAGTACGCTACACCAGCAGTTGCTGAAGTATTGGTTGATGTTGGGGTGTTGGCATTTGTTACCGTCACGCCACCAGCAACATAGTTTGTACCAGAAACTTCACCAGTTACTGTGTACGCAGTAGTCGCTGCATTGATGGTTGCCGATGCCAAATACAAAGCTGCTTTTACAGTATCTGTAGTGGGTGATGTCAAACTACCACGAGACACAATGGTAGAAGTGCCAAGCTGGTGTTGACCGAGCATCAGTTCAGCCATGAACGAGGTACACATTGATTGGGTATTTGCCATGATTTATCCTTTAGCCAATTGATTCTGTTTCGCCGCCGCCAAAGACGGGCATCTTTTTCAACGTCACATGGGCAGAACGGTGAACAAGCTCACCTTCCAACCAATACTCAACCCATGTGGTCAATTCATTGTCGTTGTCCACTGTACCCTCACGCTTCTCTAGCAATGAGTCATCCATCTCGCCCTTGGTAGTGGTAACAATCAATTTGAACTCCTAATAAGTGCTTCTGTTGCCGTGTTTGGTGGCATCGTGATTAAAAATGTACCGCCCGATGTGGACACTTTGTCTGATCCAAAATCTAAAACAGCAACAGACCTGTTTGCTTTGCTTGAGTTATAGATTAGTGCGCATCTTGCAGTTATAGCTCCAGTCCATGACACATTTGGGAATCCCACATATGCCGTATATCCTGAACTATTCACCGTAATTGGTGTCAATATAGATCCACCCGCCACATAGTTTCCGCCACTTGTTTCACTGGTAGATGAATAAGCAGTAGTTTCTGCGTTTAAATCTGCATTTGCTGTATACAAGGCAATCTTAATTACGTCTGTGTCTAGATCGTGAATGCCCTGATACAGCTCCGCCTTGAAGCTTGTGGTTTGAGTTTGAACAATACTCATTGAACTTGTGTCCGTACTTGTCCATCACGATAAGCATCTGCACGCTGCTTGCCATCACCCAAGTTCTTGAGCAGCGCAATAGACTGTAGATACATATCTTGATAAAACTTAACCATGTCTGGCTCGCCCTTCATGTAGCGAATAGCCTCAACCATCGTTCCATTCAAAAGAGCAGAGTCAAAGTTATCCCCAAGCCAAGTAGTGTTGGCTGTAACAATAGACTCAGGGTAATAGTAGAAGTGCAGCTCTACTGAATACGTTGTGTCTGGTGTTGGGCCAAGAAGAAACGATAACTCAGTAACAGCATTTGATTGTGGGCCAAAAATAGCATAGTGCTTAGGTTTACCACGATACGCCGCTGCCGTGCTTGGATACGCCTCGCGCATGAAGTTCACATCCTTATTCAACAAATAAAGATAATCGCTTCCACTAATCACCGCCAACGAATAAGCAGACAAGAAATCATCAGGCGCAGACAGATACGGATTACCAGCGGTAATAGTACCAGTCATGTTCTTGCGCAGATTCGCTATCTGAACAGTGTTATAGATACGCTGTTCAGCTTGCTTAATCATTATGTTCATGTCTACCGTGGGAAACGTGTTCTCACAGTAGTCAGAAACAGCAATGACAAGTTCAGAGTAGTTCATGCCATTGGGCCTCTAGCCATCACGCCTTTGGTGGCTGCGCCAGTACCACGGATCTTGATGCCATCGGTCTTTACTTTGTTGTTTCTACCAATAGATACACCATCCATAGGAGTCCAATCAGGATTGTTGTCCCGTTTGGCTGCGCGTTTGCCGGGGCTTGTTTGCATTGGCTCGGCTTTACCCTTCATGTTGTGAGGAGCTGCATAAGTAGCTGCATCGCCAACTTCTTTACCCATCATCTTTTTGCTGTATCCCATATCAGCCTCCGCGCTTGTATGTGAAAGAAGACTTCTTCTGATTGGCAACTTTAGCCAAACCGCGACCAAGCTCTTTCATTTGAAGGTTGGTCTTACCACCCTTAGCCATCTTTTTAACGCCGTGCATGGAAGCTTCATGGCCTTTGACGACCTTTTTTGCCTCTGTTTTTGCAATGCCTTTAACTTTACTTGTTTCCATTATCTGCTCCTAAGTTACGCTTATTGATACTGTACCAACACTTGCCGTTCCTACCAAATTATTTGGAGTCAAAGCATCATCAAAATCTCTTGCGCCGCCCACTGGATACCATCCCCACTGAATATCTCTTGAGCCCCCAGTAGGATAGCCGCCAAAGCCACTTAAATCTGTCTGTAACCCATTCACACCAGCCGTTACATAAGTCGTATCCTTGCGCGGCCCTCTTAATGCCTGCGGATCTTCTACTGGGTACATACCCAATAAAAGTTGAGGATGATCGGGATCCCAGCACTCAGGACAAACTTTCAACTCATACCGTTTGGTCTTTATGACCTCGGTCTTAAGTTTTTTGAGCTGATACTGTTGACCGCACCTGTCGCATTCGGCAATTGCAATCCGACCAGAAGCATAGGTGCTACCCATTAGGTTGTGCTCCCACCAATAAATTGCTGGCGCGGAACAAAACGCAGCGGTGCTTTTTCGTGATCTTCGCCTGCCGCCAAGTCAAATTGTTCGTTGTATGCCTGCTTTAGCATATCCATACGGGGCATCAATTCAGGCACTTTCATGGCAATGTAGTAAGCCAAACCAGACACTACACACGGCAAAAAACGAAAGTTCATGTCTGCAATCTGCACACCAGAACCAGCATCTTGAATGCGGCGCATACGGTAGTAGACAAACTCATACGGCGTAGAGTTGTCCGGTGTAGGCCATACCGTTACGGCTGGAAGCTGAGGAACAAATACCTCTGTAGCCGTTGTATGAGTGGCTGCTGTAGTGTTGTTCTGTCCACGGAAACATCCACCAATGGTATTGCCTGATAGGTATCCGTAGTAAATGATCTCTGAATCCAGCTTAATGTAGCCAGAAGAAGCAAGCCCATCTGTCGAACTTAACGTAATTGTGGTGGCGGTGCTGGTAACGCTTCCACTTGTAGTTAAAGAAGTTGGATTCGTTTCACCAGACAATCTCTGAATCCATACCTGAATAGGTCTTGCCTGCTGCAATTTATTGGGAATAGTTGCGTAGGTAGAAACGCTAATCCGTGAAATTGTCAAGTCAGCCTGTGTGCTTGAACTATTTGCACCGGTGCGAATCACATGATCCAACAGGTCAATAGTGTCATTTGGCAGTGGATAAGTATTCAGTCCGGGAGTTAACGGGAAAGAACCAGCCTCAATCGTCCACATATTGAGGCCACGATTTGCCCACTCAATAGTCATTAGGTTCATTGACCGGCGAGCTGTGCGCAAGTCATAGCCACTGCGCATCTCACGCCCAGCACGTTCCCACGCCTCTTCAGCGATCTCCGTGAACTCCATGTTGAAGAGTGAGGTGCCAGTGGTATAGCTCATTTAGCTGCTCTCATGTTATCTATGAGGTTGGGATAAGGTCTGCCTGCGGCCTTGGCAGCAGCTTTAGCTTTTGCCTTCTTTGCTGACGACAGTTTCTTTGGAGCGCCAAGAGAGTCAGGGCGCGGCTTAGACCACACCTCACCACCCTCAGCATACTGAGTGAAGTCAGTGTCATCGCGTCTAGCCTTCCTAACGCCCTTGGGCATTTTGGAAGGGTTTATTGCGCCCATTCCACGAGAGCTTCTCATCTCAGCACTTCCCGCCGCCCATCAAGCCACGATTGCCGGGCATGGAAATCTTTGTGCCTTTGGTCTTGCCTTTAGTAGCAATACCATCGCGGCTAGGAGCAGCAGTTTTAACTGATCCCATTTTGGTAGTGGTAACGTTTCCACCTTTTTTCATGCCCTTCATCTCAGCCATCTCATGTTTCATCATGGACTTAGGAGCGCCCTTGGCTTTCATAAAGCCAATCTCTTTTTTAACCATTGCTTTAGATTCTTTCATTTCGCCACCCTCTTTGTATGTTTGGCCTTTGCTGGCCTTGCTAAACTCTTTGGCAACCTTTACAGGTACACCGGCCTTCTTCGCAAATGCTGGGTTGTGCGCCGCAGCATCCATGAATTTCTTTTGTTTTGCTGACGTTGCAGGCATGGTTAGCACATTTTCCCACGAGTCTTGCCCTTTTGGGCAATTCCGTCAGCACGTTTGCTGGCGCTGGAAACGTTACCACCTGAAGCCATTTTCTTGGGGGCATCAGGATTACCACGGTTACCAGCCTCACGGATTGCTCGGAAAGGGCTGGAAACAAGGTCACTAATGTCGCTTGGCGCATTTTGCAAGTTACGTTTAATGTTTTGAGGGCCGGGCTCATACTCTGAAGGCGGCTTTACTGGTTCTTTAACTTTAACTTTTCCGCTTAAGTCTCTATAGGTGTCAGGCATTGCTGAAGATTTTGCAGGGGCAGAAGAACCACGACCTTCGTTACTGTAGTTAGAAGCATCTTTTGCAGAAGCAGCAGGCTTGGCTGAGGTTTTAACTTCTTCTTTGTATTTGGTGTTAAACATTTTTCCGCTATTTGGCGGAAATTCAAATTCTGTTTCACCTTTTGCGCGAGCTTCTTTAAAAGCTTGCTGGAATGAGCTAAGTGCCATGATTATTTATCCTTTTTGAATGAGTTGGTCAATTTTTGCTTCAAGGCGGTTAAACCGCTGGTCAATGTGGTCAGTAATTCTTTGAACTTCTTCGTTAGTTGCGTAATCACGGGCAATCTCCTCGCGTGTAATATTTAAAAGTCTCTCAATCCGCTTCACATCTTCCAGCTTTTCACGAATGAAAAACCACAATCCACCCATCAGGGCAGACAATCCAGCAGACCAAATGGTATTGATGTCCATCAAATCATCCTGCCTTTAGTCTTGCCTTTAACGGCACAGCCATCAGCTCGCTTGGATGCACTGGTAACGCTTCCACCTTTTGCTTTTTTAATGGTTTGTGCTTTTTGCCGCAGATCAGACATATCGTCCATTCCAGAAGACATAGCATTACCTATGTCATCAAAACTATTGTCAACCACTTGACCGGCCTTGGCTTTTAATCTATCCCAAGATGCCTTGTCTTGTATCTCACTACCATTAATGAAATACTTTGGCATTCCGTCTTTACCAACGCCTTGGGTAAAAGAATAGTTTTTTACAATTGGCTGATCCATGATTTGTTCCTAACAATTCCAAGCCCGTAGGCTTTTGTTAATCCTCGAATTTGGATCCTTGGCGGTCTTTTCGCTCGTCAATTTCTTCTTCATTCCGGTCATTCTTGCGCAAAAAGAGTCTTTGCGTTTGCCGCCCTCTGGCTGTGGAGGCTTCAGATTCATCCCTTGTTTCTTGGCAGAGGCGCGACCTTTGGCGTTTAATCCGCCCTTCTCGCTCTTGCCTTCTTTTCTCTGCCATGCTGGAGTAGCCATTACAGCATCCGTCCTTTGGTTTTTCCACGTTGCGCAATTCCATCGCCACGCTTAGAAGCAGAGCCTACAGATCCGCCAGCCTTCATGCGAGGGGTTTGAAACATACCGCCCGTTGGGTTTCTACCCATTGATGGCGGCGTGTTCATAGCACCCATTGGCATAGGGGGAGCTTTTGTTTGCACAGCCATTCCGGGTCGGTCAACGGGAGGCTTTGTAGGTGGCATTGGTCGATCTGTCGGAAGCGATACAGGCGGGCGAGGCGGCGGAAGTGGTGGTGGTTTTGGCTTTGTAGGTGGCTTTGGCAAAGGTTTGGATACGGGTTTTCCACCTTTAGCTGGTTCAGCTTGTGGAGGAGACTCATCAACTTGGGACTGCTTCGATCCATAAAATTTTTTATTAAACTCATCCATTACCGATTTGGGCGTTCCCGGTGCAAAACTTGGCATAATTTTTCCTTTATCCGTTAGAAACTTTTAATTGAGGTTTTGAACGCTCCTTGAGAAGCGGCCTCAAAACATCTTTCTCAAAGTCCCGTGTGAATTCCTCTGTGCCAATATGTGGAAGACTAATCATAGGATCCAAGTAAATCTTAAATCCTTCATTCCTAGCTCTCAAACAGAAAGCATAGTCTTCACCAATATACTGACCATCAAGAATCATAAAGTCAAAGATTGCGTGTTCTGTTTCGCCATCGCCATCGCCTTTATATTGCCACTCAGGATGCTTCTCAATCATGTGTTCAAACACATGACGGCGCACAAGCATGAAGCCAGTGGAAACACTTTCAACACGCATCAATCCATGATCGTCAAACTCTAACTGACCATCTTCGTCTAGATAAAAATCTAAGAAGAATTTGGTGTCTTTTGATCTGCGTGGATACGATCCAGCCACAACATCTTTGTCTGATGACAACGCAAGCAAGCGAGTAACAGCATCCGTGTTAATCACAACATCAGCATCAACAAACAAAAAGTCTGTGCAATCTGATTCCATGAAGTTACGAACCAGCTTGTTTCTAGCCTTGGTAATAATTGAGCAACCAGACAGGTGTACGAGACTTAATCGCACACCCATCTTGTCTAACTTGGGAACGAGTTCAGCAATAGCAAAAGCAGTTCTGATGTTTACTTTGCCATCGTAACAAGGGATCGCAATCATAAGCTTGCGACCAATCAAGTTAAAGCTCTTATCAGCCATAGTAAATATTGGCAGAAAGTAGATTGGACATACTCAAGTAGATACCGTTTTTAATCAGTATCCCTTCGCCGGGAATCAGTGCAAAATTACCAAACAAGTCAGATGCACCAGTGTCGTAGCTGGCAACCCACAAGGATGCGTACACAGCCGCTGTTCCGGCAACAATAGTCCCAGAGTTAATGTCTGTAACTGTAAAAGTGTTTGCGCCTGTGCGTGTAACTATGTAGTTGCCGTTTGTTCCGGATGTTCCGCTTGCTGTTGCAAACGCAAGCCCAACTACATCTCCAGTAACCAGCCCGTGTGCGGTCTTGGTAACAGTGATAAGCGTAGCCGCTCTCTCATATGTTGCCGAGACGGGCGCTGTAGTAGTGTCAAAAATGTCCAGTGTTCCAGCCGTAGCCGTACCAACCATAGAAATGGCTTTTAACCTATTTCTACCCAAAACAACAAAACCAGAGTTATTAAGGTGTCCGGATTTAACGTCTGTCTGCATCATAATTAATCTCCTGTTATTAAGGGGCCGAAGCCCCCGTGATTAATTAAGCAGTACGGGTGAAAACGTAGGCTGTTGCGCTAGAGAACATGATGGTGAAACGAGCAAGACCCGTTGCGCCAGCAGCAATAGTTAAGTCACCAAAACTGGCAGCAGTGTCAACAGCAGCAGAAGACAAAACGCCATTAGTAGCAACAGCCATAGTCACTGTGCTTGCGCCAGCGGTGTTGTCAACGTACAGATCAAAAGATGTACCCTGCGATGCTCCCAAAGCAGCACCAAGCAATGTGCCTGTAGGTAACGTGATAGTTGTAGCCGCAGCTGATGTGGAAGTGATATAGCCGTCTGCAACTTGAGCCGCTGTAGCTGTAGCTGTAGCGTTGATTGCGTTAGCAGAAGTGGGCTGGTGGCCTGTGATGAAACCGTTGAGGGATCGTACTGGGCCGGAGAATGTGGTATTTGCCATGATTTTTTCCTTACAAGCAAGTGAAGCGCATCTGTCTGCTTGTCGTCAGCCGGGACTGTCAGATACGCCGGATGATTCCCGGAATGTTCTAAATATACACGAAATTTAAAAAAAGAAAAGGGGGCTTTTGACCCCCTTCTCTATTTTTTTATCAGGACGAACCGGGTGATCCGAAGACACCCAGAGGATCTGATACGCCGAAGCTATAACGCTCACGAGCCTTGTAACGAACGTTACCAGTGTCGAAGTCACCGTCCATGCTGTTAGACAGCGGAGTACGGATGAAATGCTTCAGACCATTGGGTACGTCAGTCATCAGGAACCATGCGTTGGTATCAGTCAAATAGTGGTTGACTGTATAGCCTTCAGGGATGGAGCCGTTGTTCTTCAATGCGTTGATGTCATTGTCGGCAGTAGAAACACGGAGTTCGGTTTCCAACAGACGAGTAGCAACGAACATCAAGTTAGGAGGAACAACCAACTTCTTGGGCTTGGCAGCGATCAACAAGCCGCGCTCATCTGTCCAGCCTGCGATTTGAATAACTGCGTTTTCCAACGAAGTTTCATTCAAGTCAGCGCCAGTAGTTGGGCGGTTGCTGTTTGTGCCACCAGAGATCAATGGGTGGGCGGTGCTACACAAGGTAACGCCGTCACCGTAGGTCACTGCTGTGGCAAACGCATTGTTCAACACAAAAGCGGCCTTGACCTGCTTGGTATAAGCCATAGCGCGAGCCAATGCTTTGGTATAGCGGCTGGACAAACTGTCATACAGGTTGTCTTCCACAGCTTCTTCAGTGATGGAGAAGCCCATTGCAATGGTTTCGTGGTTGTAACGAGCAGTCCATGCTTCCTGTGCATTGTCATAAGCGATGGCAGAACCTTCGTTTTTGACGGGTGCAGCAGAGAAACCAGACAGTTTCGTTTCTTCTTCAAAGCTACGCTCAGATGTCTCTGTTTCGTAGATCTCTTTATGCTCTTCGCCGTATTTGGCGTACTCAAGACCGAACAATGCGTTAAGTCCGGGAAGCAGTTCTTTGAGTAGTTGTGCGCGTGAAATTGCCATTTCTTACTCCTTATATACCAGTGGTGTTGTTGTACTGGTGTGTGTTGATTTTCACCAACAGCTCGGTGTAAGTGTCAGCCGCAGTAGCGGTTTCTGGCACAACATCAATCACCCGAATTGGAATAGTCGCTGTAGTACCAGCACCTGTCAAGGTCACAGCAAAAGCAGAATTACCAGTGGTAGTGCTGCCAGCGTTGAGAACCAAAGCCAAGTTAGTGCCGACCACGGTGCGACCAGCGGAACTCATGGTTGTTCCAGAAGAAACAACAGCAACTTTGAAAAGTGCTTGTTGGTCATCTACAACATACGCATAAGCATAGTTGGAAGATGTTGAGATGGATGCAGGAATGTACTGACTCTGAACGGTTTGACCGCTAGAGTTGACATACTGACCACCCACGCAAACGCCGACAATATTGCCAGAGTTGGTAGCTGTTGAAAGAATCAGATAACCTGTGCTGTCAATTTGAACTGTATCTCCAGCGAAGATAGCAGTGCCAAAAGAAGCAGCAACGGGAATCTGTCGAATAGCACCTGCGTAGGGCTTGCCATCAATTGAATTGATAGGCTTTAGACCGTAGGGTGCTGAGACAGTGGGGTAAGCCATGTTTTAAGCTCCAAAAAAAATTATAGACCTTTGCCAAAACTTACCTTAGAGCTACGTTCTTTGAACATAGGCATCCGAGGATCGTTCTCGCGCATAAAAGTGTTATCTACTGAGGCCATCTGTGCATCCGCTTGTTTAGCAAAATACGCATCACGATCCTGAGTAAATTCAACTGGGGTCTTACAAAGCAACAGTCCACCAATCTCAATACTATCTGGGAAGCGGTTAGCTTGACCACTCATCAAGATAATTTCGGGATGTTCTGAGGCTTTGACTGGCTCCCAGCCTTCACGAAGTTTTGAGGAAATGTTCATGGCATCAGAAGTACCAAGTGTGCTGAGTCGGATCCAACGGAACGCATACCCTTCCTCTGGATGAGGATCAGGCAGAAGTTGGGGAGGCATCCATTTTTTTGGACGCTCGGCTGCTGCACGGTTTTCGGTTTCGCGCTTATCACGCTTTTGAACTGCTTCTGTCATTTTTAAGTCCTCATTTGTTCCGCAACCTTACGCGCATAGAGTTCCAACGGAACACCTAGACGTTTGGCGATATTTACTTGGGTTTGAGTTAACACTACCTTTTTGGGGGCAGAGCTTCTCGTTGCTGGCGCAACCACATTTGATTTAGTTCGCCGCTCCTCCTTTTCAGGTTTACCGGCGGGTTCCTCTGACTCAAAGGCATCAGGGAACACTTGGCGCATACGACTATTTACTTTGTCGTAGTAATCGTCAGAACTTGGATCTACTCCATTTTTAACCAGCTTGTTGTGGAGTCCAAGCGCAAAACTGGTCATTTCATCGTCCGTTCCAAACCATTCGTTCTTCTCTCGCCACTTCTCCGCTTTGGGATCTGAGGCTTGAGCCGACACTTGGGGTATTGTTACAGGAGTTTCATCTTCTTGTAAAGGGGCTGGCTTAAAATTATTTACACGATCAAGTTTCATCTTGGTCGAAGTCATATTTTCTTGCGCTTCCACCAAAGCCTCAGAGTCTCCCGACTCATACGCCTCCTTGTACTTGCGCCGAGCATCTTCCATCTCCGAAGCAACAGCCTTTTTAGCTTGCTCCAACAGGGCATTTTGACCCTGATTTAGCGAACCTTTGAGCTTTTTGTTCTCTTCAACTATGGTTTGAGCGACCCTGATAGCCTCTTCTCGCTCCTTATAAGCCTGCTCTGTACGGCGTTTTTCCTCGTGGTAACCCTTCTGAAGGTGCTGAATTCGCCGTCTTACCTTCTCTCCGTACTGAGAAAGCTCCTCCTCATCCATATCTTTAGGAGGTTCTTCCATCTTTTTGGCAGATTTAGGCGTGTCATCGACAATTTCTACCTCTGTTTCTCCGTCACCTTCAATTTCTATCTTGATTTCGGAGTCGTCATCGCCCTTTTTAGAGGCTTTTTCCCGTTCATCTGGAAATTTGTACTCTGTTCTGTCCATATCTGCCCCTTAAACTCGTGTAACGCCGCGAGGATCTTGCACAACGGCCTCTACAGAGTCATCATTGATGATTCTGAACTCTTTCCCGTGGATTTTGATGCGAGTTCCAGTGTTGGGCCTTACCAACACAAAGTCTCCCACCTTGCACGATGGCCCAGATGGGAATCTCTTCTCATCTTTGAAGGCATCTGGCCCCATTTTCACCACAAAAAGCACTGGTGACAGTAACTCTTCATAGTGCATGGTCTGCCCAGCCTTCATCAAACCACTTTCATACTCCTCATCAATGTCTGGTAGGACACACAACAAGTGATATGTTGATGGATCTGGTACTTGCTTGGCCTTTTCCTCTGCCGAGGTGTTCAAAATACCAGACAAATCTACCGCCTGAACGTCAAATTCAGTCATCTTCATTTTCCTTTAGTTTCCGCACAAGGTCATTGATTTCCATCTGTGCAGTTCGCAGACCCCGGATTGCTCCGCACAGCTCCTTGTACCCAGCGTAGTCTTTAGCTACACCATCACTCAGAGATTCAACGTGTTGTCTGATCTGATCGTTAATCTTTCCATTCAACACCTCAAATATTTTTGTTTCCATTACTGGCCTCCGTTATTACGCGACATATCGTCCATTTGGTTCTTAACCATATCCGCCTCAATCCTTGCCTTTGTTTGCAATTCTTGAGATTGCAGACGCTTTGACTCTTTCTCAATCTCCGCTTCAATTCGCAGCTTCTCCAACTGCAATTTCTGCATAGAAATCTGCGCATCGGTCTGGTCTTTCTGAGTCTTGCGCTGCACATCCGCCTGCTTAATCTGCAACTCTGCCTGCTGCATCTGAATAAGCGGATCTTGAGCTTGTTGTTGAGCTTGTTTTTGTTGCGCTTCAGCCGTGTTCTTTTGCATCAACTGCTTAGAACCTTGAGAAACCAACCTAGACAATTGAACCTCAACATCCTCTGGCAACTCAGCATCAGGATTTGGTAATGGAACACCAACTTGTTCTTCCACATCCTTGCGATACTTAAAGGCCAAGTGTTCTGCAATGTGCGCCATGATCGCTGCCTGCATCTGCTGCGCCATAGGATTTTGTCCAATAGTCGCCGCAATCATTGGATCTTGCATGAACGATTGGTGAGCTGCAATGTGCGCATCTTGGTCTTGATAGATGAACGCCTTTGTCGGCTCTCCTCTCAAGAAAGCCATGTTCTCACTAATAGGATCTCTTGGCTTCTGATCGTCCTTCGTTGGCACCAATTTATCTGCGTTCTTAACCCCCAACACTTCAATCATCTGACGATGCAGCTGAGGTAAGTTATAGATCTGTGGAGCTTGCTGCGCCAACTGGATAACAGCTTGATACTGCATAATCCGCTGCGCCATAGTTGCAGCATTAGGATCTGACACTGGAATTACTTCCACCATGTCATAGTCTTCTTGCTTGGCCTTACGATCTCCACTCTCAGGATCGTACTCATACTCTGTAGGCGTATAGTCACGGATGATGTTCTTCAGGATCTTAAATTCCTGCTTCATCGAAAAGTGAACCCGCGCCTGCACAGCAGACATCGTTTTTAACTGCCTCTCAAGAATAGCCAGTGTAGTTCCGACCGGCGCATTAGCACTCATATCACTGACCTTCATGTCAGCAATAGATCCCAGTCGTCTACCCTCTTCAGTTATCTTCTCAAGCAACAAAGCCAATACCTGACTTGGCTCCTTATAAGGCAAGGCCATGATGTTGTCTTTGATCGACCCGCTCGGTACGTCAACATCTCTAAATTCTCCGGGCGAGATAGGAGTGTCGTCACCCTTAACCCGTAGACCGCGAGACTTCAATCCGCCGGGCAAGTTACTCAAAGTACCCGCATCAATCAACTGACGAATCAAAGATGTGCCAGCCCTTGCATATCCGCCAATCAAATGGATATATCCAAAACCATAAGCACCAAATCCCGGCACATAGTCATACTGAACCATGTGCTGTCTCTTCAACCGAATAACATCATCTTCTTCGTAGTTACGATAGATAGATAAAACCTTACCCGTTCCCACATCGATAGAAACAATATAAGGTAAAGCTATCTCATCATCATCTTCATAGCCGGGCATCTCATAATCTATCTGCACCTCATAGATCTGATACCGGTCATCATCAGTCAAAGAGTAGCCCTGCTCTTCGGCTTTCTTTTTCTCTACGTCCGTATGAATAGCTACCGGCTCACCCAAATCTACATCTTTGTAAAATCCAGCCGCCTGCAATTTCCTGACATCATTTTTAGTCTTGCGCATCACATGAGTAACACGCTCTGCCGTCCTAGCCCCGCTAGATCCGTAAGGAATAATCACATCTTCAGCAGGTATATATATAGAGGTCTGTCGTCCCAAAGCGGGATCATAGTAAACCTTCTTAAAAGCTGACCCAGAAAGACCTAAGTTAAACAGCATACGTTCATGCTCAGGTCTGTACTCAGGCATGGCCTCAGTCAACTGATAATTCATATCAGCCCGAACCCTCTCAGCCGCTTCTTCTTTCATTTTATTAACAGCGCCAATAATTTCAGTCTTTACCGGCCCCGCTGCTGGAAACGTTTCCACAATCATCTCGGACTGGAACCTAACAGCAGCTTCTGTCAATACAGTAGAGAAAACTCCACAAGCCCCATTCCACGGCTCAGTCCTCTCCTCATACTTCATACCCAAAACTTCTAAGCCCTTAACCAACATATCAACCCAATCCTTACGGGAGTTAATATCGGCCTCAACCATCTCAACAATATCTGACCCTACTTTTTCTAATTCACCTTCATCCATGAATTCAGCCAGATTAGAGTCAAACTCCTCGCCTCGCTCAGTTTCAGGCTCTAAAGTAATCTCCAATCCACCAGCGCCAATGGTTACAGATTCAGGATCTTCAATTTCAATCTCCAAGTCAGGCACATCTAAAGCCTCAAGACCTTGAGGAGCAGCGTATAGTGATTTTGCAATGTCCATTTAAACCTCAATAGTAAGCGTGTTTTCTGCGAAAGTTTTTAAGCTCTTCCCGTTCATCGGTTTCAAGTCTTAAAAAACCACCTTTTCTAAATCTAATCAGTGCCTGCGTAGACGAGTCCACCAAGTCATCATTCGGCGCATTCGGAAATGCAGCCATCTCTTCAATCAATTCATCAGCCCAACGAGTCTCCGGAGCCCACACTTTACCCGAACTAAACAAATCAGCAACTGAATTTATCCGCACAAACTTATCATTCCCCCGACTAGGCGTGTATTCACTCACCACAATCCCCATCGCCCTCAACTCAAATATCAAAGGACTACCAGCCGCCTTCGCCTCAATCACAAACGCATCCGGCTCCCAATACAAATAATTAGCATGAGCTTTCTCCTTTAACTCAGGGAACTCCATCCGTTTCTTAAACGCATCCAACAAAATAATGTTTGCATCCTCTGAATTCTCATTCAAATAAAATACACCCCATGTCGTACAAGCCGAATAGTCACTCCGCTCACTCTTTGTAAAAGCAGTATCCCAACTCTGAATAATGAACTGACAAGCAGGAGGATCCTCTTTAGTCCACCTCTTCCACCACTCGCGCTTAACAATCGCACCCTCCTCACCTGTCGGACTCTGCTGATACTGCGCATTCCACTTGGCTGCTGGTAACTCTTCCTTTAGAGCAGACAGCTCCTCAATACTCCAAAACTCAGGCCACAAAGGATTCCCTGACGGCATGATAGCAGGCAGCTCAATAATCTCCCATTCTTCCCCTTTATCTCTACCTGCTGCATCCTTAATAACTCTACCAGTTAGATCCCTATCTCCCCATCTGGTCATAACTATCACAATAGATCCGCCCGGCTGTAAACGTTGCCGAGGGCCAGATGTATACCATTCATAAACCTTATCGTAAACACTGGGGTCGCCAGCAGCTAAAGCAGCCTCTTGTTCCGAATGCGGATCGTCAATAATCAAAAGATCCGCACCCTTACCCGTCACAGTACCCCCAACACCAATAGCAAAATACTCACCACCTCCATTAGTAGCCCATCTACCAGCTGCCTTACTATCCTGTCTCAAGGCCACATTAGGAAACACCTTCGCATACTGCTCCGATCCAACTAAGTTCCTAACCTTACGTCCAAACCCAACAGCCAGATCCGCCGTGTTAGAACACTGAATCACCTTCTTATTTGGAAACTTTCCCAGAAACCAACTCGGCAACAGATACGAGGCAAACTCAGATTTTGTATGTCGCGGCGGCATATTAATAATCGCCCTCTTAATCTTCCCGCTCGCAATATCCTCAAACTTCTTCGCCATCAAAGCATGATGCCTCCCACTTACGAACCCGGGCCACATCATCTTCACATAATTCATAAACCCATCTTGAGCCTTCTCCCTCTCCACAGCCCCACGATACTCCATCACCTGAGCCATGAACTTCTCATACTCATGCGGTTCTAATTTATCTATCAACTGCTCAAGTTTCATAGTTTCCTTCTATCCTGTAAGTTTGGTGTAATGTGGTAACGTTTCCACCTTACTGATTTCTTACTGTAAGTTTCGTGTAAAGTGGTAACGTTTCCACCTTACAGTTTCCTTACACTGGTTCATTCCAAGTTCCTGAAGTTGATATACACGGGTCTAACCGTTCTACCCCTTCCCTTTAACTTCTTCACCACGCCAAGATCAACCAACCTATCCACCAATCTCTTCGTATTCGCCAGTCCCATCTTCCCACGGATATACGCTATATCCCTCAAGGTCGGTGCATAGTGGTACTTCTTCCACCACTCATCTATTACCAAAAAAACTTCATTCTGCGCCGGTGACATACTTATCTCCATACACTCCTCATACGTCATATCACTCTGACGAGGAATCATCTTTTCGTTATAGATTTTTTTACTACCCCCCGGGGGTCTGCTCTGGATTTTCATAGGGGGTATCTTCCATAAAAGATTGAGTTTGTTTGAGTGGAATAGTATGTTTGTCACCTTGGGACTCCGCTTTTGCATCTTGGGGGGTGGCGTCGGGGTGGGTGTCTGCTGGTAGCGTTTCAACTTCACTAGGTGCAAGCTCTGCTAGTAATGAATCAGCGTCAACCTCAATCGCGTCAACCGCCTCACCTCTCATCAGGGTTCTTATCTGCGCTAGTAGCTCTTCCTTTGCTTGCTTGCTGCTGCTGGTGTTAATGACTTCACGCCGTTCTAAGAACGCGCCGACCTCTACGACAGTCCCCAAAACCTTAACCGCTTGCACCTTAACAGCGTCCTTTGCATCAGGGGAAATTGCAACATCTACAAGGGTTTTTATGACT